AGTTGGTGCTTCGGTAGTAGTTGTAGTAGTAGGTGCTTCGGTAGTAGTTGTAGTTGTTGGTGCTTCGGTAGTCGTAGTAGTAGTTGGTGCTTCTGTTGTAGTGGTAGTAGTTGGTGCTTCGGTAGTTGTTGTCGTAGTTGGTGCTTCTGTTGTAGTGGTAGTAGTTGGTGCTTCGGTAGTTGTTGTAGTTGTTGGTGCTTCGGTAGTTGTTGTAGTTGTTGGTGCTTCGGTAGTTGTTGTAGTTGTTGGTGCTTCTGTAGTTGTTGTAGTTGTTGGTGCTTCTGTAGTTGTTGTCGTAGTTGGTGCTTCGGTAGTTGTTGTCGTAGTTGGTGCTTCGGTAGTTGTTGTCGTAGTTGGTGCTTCGGTAGTTGTTGTCGTAGTTGGTGCCGCAGTAGTTGTAGTAGTTGTTGGTGCTAGTGTTGTAGTTGTCGTAGTTGGTGCTAGTGTTGTAGTTGTCGTAGTTGGTGCCGCAGTAGTTGTAGTAGTTGTTGGTGCTAGTGTTGTAGTTGTCGTGGTCGTTGGCGGTGGCGGGAATGAAATCACTGAACCAGCCAATGTCACAAGTCCCCAACTATTAGAAAGGATTGAGGTAGATGGATATTTAGCTGTTATACGTGTAGTTGTTCCTGCAGTAGCCTCGATCCCATTTGGAGATTCTTGCCATGTAGTATAAAATGTTATAACACTTCCTGCATCATTACGTGAGCCCTGAGTTCCATTAGATTTTGTTACAATTACAATTGTGCTACTGTCAATCGTTGATGTTTGTGTCAAAATTGTAACATTACCTGTAGTTAATGCATAATAACCAGTACCGGTTGACACGGAAGAAGACCCTCCTCCGCCTACTTGTGTAACTCCGGTGTATGATGTACCTGCAATTGTCGCAGTACCTGATGTAGGAGAGCTTAGAAAAATGTTACCAACTTGACTAGCTAGTGTGCTTATCGTTGCATTAGCATTTGGACCTGTTGGGTGTGAACATGAGATACTAAGTTGTCCACCTGCATTAAAAAAGTATCTAGCCGCATCACCATTAGCAAAAGTTGCGGTTTGTGTATATGCTAATCCATTATTCCAAGTGCCACTGTATATAGTATCTAAAGAATCAGTAGTTCCTTGACTAGCTGCATTTAACCTGTTTGTGTAAATAGTTGTTAAATTCGTAGGGATAGCAGCAGTATATAATATTTTGTCTCCTGCTACGGGAGGTGTAACAGTAGTAATACTAGAACTTTGATGAATAGCTACGTTTGCAGTGGTATTAATTAAATTACCCCACTCAGTATGATTAACCCTATTTCCTACAGTAACATTACCGACATCAGGTTGCCCATACCCGGCATTATTGTTACCTACTGACCATACAGTATTTAACCTATTCGCAACATTGCTTATATTTGCGCCAACTAAGGTAACATTATAATCAGTGGCTTCAATTTTTCCATACTGTGCATAGGTCATAGGTTAGCCCTATCTAATTATAACCACTGCCTCGACCGTGCCTTCACCTGTAGTATCTTTATCAGCTAATGCTCTGCCTATTGTATTAAATGCTGTTGCTTCGCCTGGCCTAGCAGCCCTTGCGATACCTGAACCAGCACTAACTAGACGTTCACCTTTTTTAACTCGACCAACTACCTTAACAGGAACTCTGCCTGATACTGCAACAGGTGGGTGAGTAGAGTCTGGGCCCGCACCTGAATTCATTAGATATGCTGCTGAATCAGAAATAACACCAAACACATCTTCACTTAATTCGTACTTAACCGCAGTAATTTCTTTATCGCCACCTAACTCTACTACTGTGCCTGAATCATATGCTGTATCTGCTTCAAAACGCTCAGCTAAGTCAGCGTATGTGGCATTTAATTTAGATCCTGCACTAAGTGTAAAATTACCAGTCATTGTGCCTGCTGTTACATTTGATCCAGTTGATAGTGTTGCTAATTGAACAGTGCTGGCTAAAATATTTCCACCATATGTAGGTAAAAAAGCTGCTACGTTACTATTACTGTATGAACCACCAAAGTTAATAGGAGTACCATTTGCGTACATATACTTGTCGCATTTAATACCGAATAAATTAGAACCACTGGTGTTTGGAATGTTAATGCCACCGGTTTGGAATATCAGAGCATCACCGTTATTACCACCTGTACCATTAATAGTAAATGTACCTGTCAGTGTGCCAGCATTTGCATTTGCACCTGTAGTGATAGCGGTTGTTCTTAGAGTTGTTATATTAGCTAAAGTAATATTACCAGTTGCTATGTTAGCATTAGAAGTAACTGTTAGATATGATACTGTAATTGCGTTGGCGTTAGAATTGTTTGTAGCAACAATGTTGTTAGCAGTTATATTTCCTGTAACTGAAATATTACCAAAAGTAGTTACACCGCCTGCTGCTGTAATAGTAAGAGCCGCCCAATTAGAACCATTTGTTTCACCGTCGGTTGGGCAAATATATAGTATACCATTACTAATGTTGTACCATAGTTGACCGCGTAGTGGGTTAGCTGGTGGACTAGTATTTGCATAGCTTTCTAGCTGATGCACCATGTTAGTGTCCATTGGCTGTCCATAACCAGCATAATTTTTACCTGGTAAGCCAAGTGAGGTGCTAGTAGTATTAATCGTCCCATCTGCAATGGTAGTTAATACAGTTCCATCACTTTTCAAAATCGTATATGCCATTTTCAATTACTCCGGTATTCTATATTTATCTTAAATTGTGACTTGATTAGTGAGGGATTGTATCCGCACAGTGTAATCTATCTGAATTTGTCTATTTAAACTTTTTTGGACAGGGTGAAAAATAACATGAGTTAATAATCTTGTTATAACAGTACCATTATCTTCAGTACCATAATTAGCTAATAATCCTAACTCATCAAAAACATATTCACCATCTGTTTGAGTACTATTATCAAATGCTGCTTGACCTGAGGGCTCGCCATAATCTAATAAACACTGCACAAGAATATCTGAATAAACACTGCCTGCGGTATGGAATACAGACATTTTATTTCTAGTTGGGTCTAGATTGAACACACTATTGTCATCAACAATTTTAGCATAGGTTTGATTATAAAGAGATGCAGTAATACCAGTGGTATTTGGAGGTAGATATATAATCACACCGGTGTTATCTACTGTAGCACCACCATTGCCAAATGCCATTTGGTAAATTTGTCCATAGCCACGGTCGCTTAATGTTAGTGCAATTGCATCAGAAATGTTTTCGTAATTCACGGCATTTTTCTTGTCTACAAATACTTCGCCATTATTAGGGTCATAAATCTTTAGGAAACCCTCAATTTTATAAGATAAGTTAATAACAGACATTATTAATCGCCCCTCATTTTTACCAAAACTTCTTTAGTATTGGGATCGTGAATTTTTAAGTGAGAGGAAAAATAAAATCCTCCCAATTCATTAGGGCGTTTTTCAGTCTTATCTTCAGCAGGTTTTTGATTCTGTTGCTTCGTATTATTCATATCATTATTTATCATTGTACTAGTATCCATTTAGCAAATTAAAGATCATCAAAGTGTACCTATATTCAAAGTAAAGACCCCTGTAATAGCACTGCCATGATCTCCACTAGGTGCTATCTCTACAGTGAAAGTAATATTAGTACCACATCCTACAATAGGCGCACTACCTATACCAACACTTACGGTTTGACTTGCAGATAATGCATACCATGTTGTAGGGGTAGTGAAAGTATTTGGATCTTGACCAGTTGGACCGGTACCAAATACCGTATAATTCGCTCTAGTACCACCAGTACAAGTGCCTGATATGGATGTTATTCGTATATCATAACTACCTCCAATACCACCGCCTGTTGGTGTAAACCATTGAGTCGGTAAATTACTGACTGCAATACCTGGATCGCCGGTTGTATCAAGAATACTTACAACTCCCTGATTAGTGAAAGTTAGATTAAGGCTTGTACTCGCTAGAGGAGGATCGTTTCCAGTTGAATTTTCATAGTAATAAGGGGCACTAAACGGAGAACCTGTAAATCCGGCTGTACCTGAAGAGGTTGTTGTCGTTGTAGTAGGTGCTGCTGTTGTTGTCGTTGTAGTAGGTGCTGCTGTTGTTGTCGTTGTAGTAGGTGCTGCCGTTGTTGTCGTTGTAGTAGGTGCTGCTGTTGTTGTCGTGGTAGTACCCGGTGCTGCTGTTGTTGTCGTTGTGGTACCTGGTGCTGCTGTTGTTGTCGTGGTAGTACCCGGTGCTGCTGTTGTTGTCGTGGTAGTACCTGGTGCCGCTGTTGTAGTTGTGGTTGTTCCTGGTGCTGCCGTAGTAGTTGTGGTAGTACCTGGTGCTAGTGTGGTTGTTGTGGTAGTACCTGGTGCCGCTGTTGTTGTCGTGGTAGTACCTGGTGCTGCCGTAGTAGTTGTGGTAGTACCTGGTGCCGCTGTTGTTGTCGTTGTGGTACCTGGTGCACTAATTACAATTGTGCTGGCTATAGTTTGACTAGTGCTATTACTACCGCTGATTACTACATTGCCGGTATATGTTCCGGGGCCCGCGCCTGTGTCGTAGTAATCTACTGTAAAAGTTTGTACTGCATTTGGAGCGAAACTATATGCCAATGATGCATTCCCAGTCTCAGTGCTTGAACCACCTAAATTTGACAAATTAGCCGTATGTCCAACACCTACAGGACCATTAAAGGTCATTGACTGTATAACTAAATTACTTGTTCCAGTATTTGTTAATGTAAATTGTTTGGCGGCCATTAGATATTCCTAAGATGTATTCTGTGAGTATTTATCAAATCAATTATGGAATTAATCATTTATCAAATTATGGACCAGAAGTACTGGCATCAGAAGATACATCAATTGTCACAGTCGCTAAAGTTGGTCCAGTGCCTAATCTGAAAGCTACTGTCCAAACTGCACCCGAAGATGCACTGTTAGGTGAGGGACTTGGTGCAGAAGCAGAACAGCCAAATTCCCTATCAACATTCATTTGCAACCAAGTACCCGTTGCTTGACCTGAATATGTACCATAACCACTTATCTCTGTTACGTACATATAATATTGACTAGGATCACCACTGGTTAGCCATTGACCAGTTGGATAAACATTGCTTTCACCAAATCCTCCACTATCCGAATTAGTAAATGAATATAGATTTAATACTCCATTTGCGTAATAGTTTATAGCCGCACCAGATGAACAACTATCTATTCCTACTGGATTGCCCGAGCTTGAACTTTGATTTGTAACCAATAGTGTGCCCGGCGAGACGGTTGTAGTTGTAGTAGTTGGTGCAAGTGTGGTTGTTGTTGTAGTTGTTGGTGCTGATGTTGTAGTTGTAGTTGTTGGTGCTTCGGTAGTAGTTGTAGTTGTTGGTGCTTCGGTAGTTGTTGTCGTAGTTGGTGCCGCAGTAGTTGTTGTCGTAGTTGGTGCCGCAGTAGTTGTAGTAGTTGTTGGTGCTAGTGTTGTAGTTGTCGTAGTTGGTGCTAGTGTGGTTGTTGTGGTAGTACCTGGTGCTAGTGTGGTTGTTGTAGTAGTACCTGGTGCCGCTGTTGTTGTTGTGGTAGTACCTCCTACAACCGTAATGGTACTATTTACAGTGGCCATAACATCATTACTACCACCAACTACTATATTACCGGCATATGTTCCGTCGGCAATCCCTGCTATATTATATTCTACCGTAAAGGTTCTTACCGAATTTGGCGAGAAAGGGTAAAATAAGATAGCATTACCTGTTTCTGTACTAGAACCACCTAAATTTGTCAAATTAGCGGTATGACCTATACCTACTGGATTATTAAAGGTAACTGATTTAATAGTTACGTTGCCTGTTCCTGTATTTGTTAATGTAAATTGTTCTGCAGCCATTAGATATGCCTAAAATATATTCTGTGAGTATTTATAATAACTAATTCAATCTATTTTTTCAATAATATTAGCTACTATCTCTATCGTAAAATTTTAATAATGATTCAATGTGAATAAAGATAGTTAGGTGCCAAATCCTGCTGCTGCTACTTCCCACCTTGCAGTGCCAGTTAATGTGGCTTGGTCATTAGCAACAACACCTGTATTAGATACTAAGTTAGTTATATTAGTAGCAGAGAAAGTAATTCCATCAAGACCAAATCCAAATATAGCTTTATCACCGCCATAGCCTGATGCTCCCGGTGAAGACCTTGCAGTACCAACACCGGTAGTGTCAGTAGCAACAACACCAGCATTAGATACTAGATTAGTTAACGAAACAAAACCTCCTGATGCCTGACCAAATCCAAATATAGCTTTATCACCGTCATATGTTGCTCCTGCTAGATTGTTTCTTGCAGTACCTACACCGGTAGTGTCAGTAGCAACAACACCAAGATTATTTACTAAGTTAGTTAATGAGTAAAAATTAATAGCAAGTGCATCAGAACCAAATCCAAATATAGCTTTATCAAAACCATATCCGGCTGCTGCTAAAGAAGACCTTACAGTAGCACTAGCGTTTGTAACATCGGCAGCAACAACACCAGTATCAGATACTAGATTGGTAATCGAAACAGGAGATGCGCTACCATCAGCAGTATTACCAAATCCAAATATAGCTTTATCACCGCCATATCCTGCTGCTGCCAAATTAGCTCTTGCAGTACCAACACCTGTAGTATTAGTAGCAACAACACCAAGATTATTTACTAAGTTAGTTAATGAGTAAAAAGTCTCAGGACCAAAGCCACTAATACCATATCCAAATATAGCTTTATCGCCACCGTACCTTGCTGCTGCTAAAGTTGATCTTCCAGTAACACTAATATTTGTAACATCAGCAGCAACAACACCAGTATTAGATACTATATTGGTAAACGAAGAACTACTAAGGTCGTCGAGAGTACCAAATCCAAATATAGCGTTTGTAGGGCCGGCCGGTGGGGCGGCTGTCGTTGTAGTGGTCGTTGGTGCTACCGTTGTAGTTGTCGTGGTTGGTGCTAATGTTGTTGTTGTCGTGGTTGGTGCTACCGTTGTTGTTGTCGTGGTTGGTGCTGCTGTAGTTGTTGTAGTTGAAGTTGGTGCTAATGTTGTAGTAGTAGTTGAAGTTGGTGCTGCTGTAGTTGTTGTAGTTGTAGTATTTATTCTCAGTAACGTAACTACCCAACTAGTTGGTGCTACAGCAATGCTATAAATTACACTCGACGGTATAGGTGATATTATAGGAAAAGGGTTTATACATTTGTTACCAGTTAAAAAGCGAGCTTCCGAGGTACAACTAATTTGTAATGGATCTCCAATTACAGCATTATAATTATAAGAGTTCCATGTTTTTACATAACCCGCATTATTCATCTTGTTTTCTGGTAATAACCCCCAAACCTCAGTATATTGTAAGATTAAATCCTGTGCCGAAGTACCATTTTGACCACGAAACAATCCGCTTAAGGTATTAGTAGATGTATTAACTGAACTAAATTTAATTTGTTCTCCATTAATATAAATTAAATTACCATCAATCGTAGTAATAGTTAACGAATTTCCTGTTGTTATCCATGCTCCAGTAGTTATTTTTAGCACTGGCGCTGTGTTTTCTATTACTATAGAATAATTAGAACTTGAAATTACTGCACTGGTAGTATTGTTATACACAACAATGTTAACAATTGAATTTTTGTCTGCGTCTAAACCAATTCTCATTATTCCTAAAACCGCTGTTGGTGCGGTCACTGTTTGAATTACAGTATTAGTGATATTACTAACAGAGTTTACATAAATTGTACCATCAGTAATAATCAATGGTTCAGTTAGCCAAGTTGTAGATGGAGAAACTAAAATTTGACTCATGATTGTGTAGTGCCTCTATAAACAGATCCGTAATTTACCTGATTTACATTTAACAAATACTTCAATTTATTAGGAGTAGAATTCGGTATCATATTAGTAATTATCACTTCTTGATTTGCTGCAACTGTAGTAAGAATACTTAGTTCATTTCCTGGATTCAAATATAAAGCTGAAGATGCTATTCTATATCCATCTACTGTTACCCAAAGTCTGTCAACGTCAATTTGTTGGAATTCAGTTACATTAATTGTAACTGCGCTAGTAGTCAACCCAAATACATCACCACCTAACGAAGCAGATACAGTAAATTCAGTTGGACTTACAATTTGTTTTACATAGTATATAGCGCCAATTACCATACCACCATTAGAAATATCCCCAATTGGTATTCCTGCTTGTCTGAATAATACCGGAGTATCTACAATCAAATCACTTGTAGATGCTACAGTGATAATATTAGTTGAGGCAGATGTTGCACTAGCTAGGGTAGTAGTTAAAATAAATGTTCCATTAATCCAAGTATAACCTCCACTGATATACGCCTGAGTTGCAGTTACTGGATAATTAGTTGCGCCTACTGAAAAATTATACGGGTTAGTATATAAATCAAATACCGTGTTACTAATAACTCTTGCATAGAATAATTCATTATTAAGGCCAACGCTACCTAAAGTATCGGCAATTCTAATAATATTATTGTTAGCAAATCCGTGATTGGTACTGGTTGTAACACGCACCGCTGGTTGACCACCTACGTAGGTACCTAATGAGAAACTACTTGCAGTAGTTAATGATATAATTGTCCCAAATTGATCTTTAATTGTAAATTGAGTTGGGCTTATTATAGCGTCAACAAAATAAACGACACCTGATACGCTAAGATTACCATAACTACCGGTTCCTGTAAAGAAAACTGTAGCACCTATTGCAAACCCTGTAGTAGATAAACACGTTATATAATTAGTCCCTGCTTGGGTAGCACTTGAAGTAGTAAAGATACTATTAGTAATATTTCTATTAATATTTGAAATAGCAGTTACTACATTGGTAGAAGTGTTTGTAATACCATATTGGGTATGCAAATACTGATTATCTGTTAAGTTGTATGTGGTAACTGCAATTGTACTTCCTCCTGTAGGAGAAGAAGTAAATATAATCTGATTGGTGCTAGGATTAATAGTATATGAACTACTAGTCTGTCTTATTCCATTGATTTCTACAATTGCATTAGTAACATTATCTTCACCAACATAATTAGTTAAACTAAAAGTAGAAGCAGAACCAGTTCCTGTTAGCAACTGAGTTTCAGGTATACTGTATCCATACTGAGTTGGAGCTGTTTCTCCTAACACAGTGTACGAAATATAATCTGTAGCAGTATCATATTGGTTAGCAAATACTAGTTTAGCTAGATTACTATCATCAACTCTACCAACTGTATATTCATTAGTAACAAATGTTGCTAACCCAGTAGCAGAAGTTAACACAATAGCTGCTCCACCGAGAGTTGCGGCAATTGTAAACTCATTAGCATCCCAAATTGTTTTAACATAATATGTTGTCAATGGTTGAATCACTGAACCAAATATTTCATTAGAAAATAATATAGTATCATTAATATTTAATGTACCAGTATTGTTGCAAGTTATAGTATACTTAGCTACAGTCCCAGTACCTGACCCTGCATTAGTTGCTACGAAAGGTATACCAACTAGATTAGAAGCAGCACCTGATGCAACAAAGTTAGTAGTACCAACCGATACAATAATATAAGTTTTACCAACAATAAAGTTACCTGCTAATATGGGGTCGCCATTAAGTTGAGTAACTTGACCATATGCTCCTAACGTTAGTTCATTTCCATTTACCATTACTAAAGGTGGAGTATAAAGCTCATCAGAGCCCACGTTTATTACTGCTTCCATTGATCCAGTTGCAGTTGATACTACAAATTCTGGCCCTGCAACACCATTAATTATATCATAATATAAAGAAACAGTTATAGATAGTGTGGCTAAATTAATAGTTTTTACATAGTAAGTCGTATTTGCTTGTATATTACCGAATACATTCCCTTGGAACATGATAGGATTATTCAGAATAAATTGAGCAACATCTGCACAATATATAAGATTTACATCACTTTCGGTAGCAATCACTTCTACCATTTGAGATTGGGTGTATGGAACTACTAGACCATTACCATCGTTAATAGTACCTGCGTATTTAGAATCTAAATATATTTCTTGTAACCCTGTTACGTCATTGTCACGTAACGGTGTAAAGACAGTGTTAGACCTATCTAATTGATATCCATTGCCAGTTTCATATATATCAATTCTTAGTATATTACCTGATGATAGAGGACTGTTTAATGTAACGGTGCTATTAACCCAATTAACCGTATAATCTTGAACAACATATTTAGATACACTTACCATTGTAGTAGGGTTTATTGCAAATACTTTAAGTTGGGCTGGAACTTGAACTAAATTAGCAAAACTATATACAGTTTGTGTAGGAGAACTTTGCGGTATTTCTACGCTTAATACATTAAATCCATTATTTTGATATTCAGTAACAGGCCAATCTACGCCTGGCCTAGTTGAAGCCACAAATGTTAAATTATCTGTGACTAGTCCTGCTACTAATTCTTCAGGAGCATATCCATATGTAAACGGAGTTCCTTCTACGTCATACACTGTTGATTCAGTACTAGTAAATGAAGGGCTGCTTAATTCAGTATCTAATACAAAATCTAAATCAGGATTAAAATTATTACCTAAGTAAGTGCTATTTGGATAAGTTGTCCCAGTTAATAATTGTGACAAATCTATATTCAATGACATAAATTCATTATACGGATAGCTATCATATGTGATTATATCATATGATAAGGTTTGCCCTAACTTAGTTATTGCTCCTGGCATATTAACAGTAGGAGCATAATAGCCTATGATTCTGTCTAGTGCATTTAACCTACGGTCATCTGAATTAAGTAATGCCCACTTACCTAAAACAAATTCAGCATCATTATTACTCACTACACAAGCGTAAACTTGATTATTAAATTTAACTATGCTTTGATTGAATGGTATTGGCTCGGGCAAGAACGCAAAATCACCTAGCTTAGCCATTGTAAAATTCAGAAATGGGGCTGTTGATACTGTTACTATAGTTGAAGGATCACCCGGTTTTAAGCTTACTGTCAAATTAGGTGTTACTGTAAGTATATAGTATACTTTACCTAATATTAATCCTCCACCTACATTACCTGTAAATACTACTGGATCGTTTAAGTTAAATCCAGTAGTACTTGTTACAACTATAATATTACTTGGATTTGGTGCTGCTGTTGTCGTCGTAGTAGTTGGTGCCGCAGTTGTTGTAGTCGTTGTGGGTGGTGTGATCACACCACCATATCCTGCTGCTGCTAAATTAACTCTTGCAGTACCAGTTAATGCAGTTTGATCAGCAGCAACAACACCGGTATTAGATACTAGATTGGTTATGTTAATAGGACTACCGTCTTGGCCAAATCCAAATATAGCTTTATCACCGCCATATCCTGCTGCTGCTAGATAATATCTAGGAGTACCTACTCCGATGGTATCTGTAGCAACAACACCGGTATTAGATACTAGATTGGTTATTGAAACAGCAGTGCTAGTCAACCCAAATCCAAATATAGCTTTATCACCGCCATATCCTGCTGCTGCTAGTCCAACTCGTGCAGTACCAGTTAATGCGGTTTGATCAGCAGCAACAACACCAAGATTATTTACTAGATTAGTTGTTGATACCACACCGCCAATAGTACCAGTAAAACCAAATCCAAATATAGCTTTATCAGTCCCGTATCCTGCTGCTGCTAGATTTCGTCTTGCAGTACCAGTTAATGCGGTTTGGTCAACAGCAACAACACCGGTATTAGATACTAGATTGGTTATTGATATTGCAGCAATATCTGTTGCACCAAATCCAAATATAGCTTTATCAGTCCCGTATCCTGCTGCTGCTAGATAATATCTAGGAGTACCAGTTAATGCAGTTTGATCAGCAGCAACAACACCGGTGTTAGATACTAGATTGGTTATTGAAACAGCAGAGCTAGTCAACCCAAATCCAAATATAGCTTTATCACCGCCATATCCTGCTGCTGCTAGTCCATATCTTGCAGTACCAACACTGAGTGTATCAATAGCCACAACACCAGCCTCATTTACTAGATTGGTTACGTTGGTAATACTGCCGGCCACACCAAATCCAAATATAGCTTTCCCAGATCCACTTGGTGCTGATATATTCCAAGTCCAACTACTTGGCGCTGCGGTAAAGCTATATGTTCCACCTTGTGCTAATACATTCCAAGTCCAAGTAGTTGGATCTACAGAAAAGACAGATGTACCTATTGTGCCCGTTACTGTTGTTTGTGTTGTACCATAATATGGAAAATTTATACCACTAACAGGAACAGTTAATTGAGAATTACTGTAAACTGCTAATTGATTTGGAGCAACCGCTTTTAAGAAATACTTAGTAGCCTGAGTTGGCACTACACCTGCAGTAATAACATCAGCTACGGCCCCATAACTTTGATTAGGAGCATATTCTTGAAGCTTGTTAACCGTTATCGTTAAGTTGTTATTAGTAGTTCCACCAATTAGAGTACCGGGGATTGTGATAGTATTAGATACTGCATAACCTAATCCTGGATTGGTTATGACAACATTATAGCCACCTAATATCCAACTTACATCAAATACGGGGGATAGTATAGGATACTGAGTGAAGGTGAATGAGTTAGATGATGTGGTTGAACCAATCAACGGTATTACTGATCCACCCTGTGTAGCACTTACTGTTATATAATCTTGGCCGGTACAACGCATATAATTGCCTGTACCAGTAGACATAATAACAGCCTCGCCACCTGGTGCAAGCGATATAGAAAATCGAGTTGCACTTATAATTGACAATACAAAATACTCTGTATTCAAATCTACGCCACCTATGCTTAATGCGTCAAATACAACAGGCATGCCTGGATACAACACATTAGTTGAGTATGTGCTTGGAATAGTCAAGTAACTTATAGTTGCGGTGATTGAGGTTGATGATACTGTTTGAGAAGAACTTACTTGATAAGTTCCTGTGCTATTAGGTAACCCTGATAGTTGTGAAATAATAGTAGTACCTGCTACGACCCCTGTTCCTGTAATAGTTGCCCCATTTACTATTAGTCCTGAGGTTACTGAGGTTACTGTCAATACATAACCAGCTATGGAACCTGTTACAACGCCAACAGTGCTTGGTGCGTTAGTATTTGTTACAGGGAAAGTAGTTGTACCAACCTCTTTTACGTAATATACTGTAGGCCCTGCACTTAAACCACCAATTGCTCTTGCAAATTTTAATGGCATATTTACATAGATATTTGTTGCTCCACCACTAGTATATGTCATTGGTATTCTGTTTGAACCAGCAAGGGTAGCAGGTAATGTTCTGGTAATTAAATTACTGACAGATCCACTTATATTTGGATACTGACCTGACGTTGTATACATTGAAAACTGTTGACCAGTTATCTGACCCGGACTTATTGGCAAGTTACAATTAACAGTCATTGTACCAGTACTAACGGCCAAGTCAACCGCATCAGCCTGAGCAGTAACTAAGCCTGTACCTTGAGAATTAATTAATGTGAATACTGATGAATTTATTTGTTCTTTTACACTAAAGCTATTAGCTCCTGATACACCAGCCACGTAGTAAAGTTGACCAGATACAATGTTACCAAACACAGTAGATGATGCTGTACCAGTGCCAGTACCAACTCCAGTTGCAGTAAACGTAATACCTATTGCATTGAATGGGGCGCCAATTAAAGTATAGTCAGTAGTGCCAAGACTAACGATAGTATAAGTTTGTCCAACAATGAAGTTCCCGCTAGTAAACACAAAGTTAGTAAAGATTATAGTATCATTTACAGCCAAATCCATAGTTTGATTTGTTAGTGTTACTAGATTGCCTGTTGCAACAGTATTAGCCAGGGTATATACAACTGGATCTGTTTGTGTAGAGATTGTAAATGTCTGTGAGCTACAAATTGTATGGACATAATATACTTCATTGGCAATGATGTTTCCAAATACATCACCAGTAAAGAATATAGGCATATTAACATAAAAACCATTGGTTCCGCCTGTTCCAGTAGGATTAAGAGGAACTGTTATAATATTTGAATCTTCAATAGAAGTTACTTCAAGTATGCCTGGATAGTTAACAGTTAGTATAGCTTGATTGATAACCTGAGCAGTGTAGAGTGTAACAGTATCAGCAGCAGCGGTTGCTGTAGTTAACGGGTACACCGAACCTGATTCTGTTTGTGAAATAGTAAACAATACGTCACTAACAATGCTTTGGACATAATACGTTACATCAGTAATAATGCCACCAATTGATGCTCCATCAATTTTAATTGGCATACCTACGTAAAAACCTATTGTAGAACCTGATGCTGTAGGTTCACCAACACCGCCGTCGTAAGGATTAAGCCTAATAGTGTTAGAACCTGAATAGGTGTTTGTTACTCTACGAGGGAATCCTGACCAAGAATATATAACTTGATTTTCAACTTGGTCTATTTCTAATCCAATTCCTTGTCCACTGGCAAGAACTGAACCTATTGGAGGACTGGTACTTTCTAGTTGAATAGCCGAACTAGAAATCTGATTGTAATTTCCAGCATAGCTAGCACCATAGAACTGCTCAGGCAACCACTCAACTACTTGAGGTTCATAAGAAGTTCTATCAAAACGCATAGTAATGATATTTTCTCTTACAGGTGTTGAATTTGTAATTGCAAATGCTCTAGCACCTAAATTGAGAGATTGGCTAGAACCAGTACCTGTAGAATTAAAATTAATTCTAAAGTTGTCATTGATGGCATCATCATAGCTTGTATACAGTGCAATAGTAGTTACTGGTGTACTGGATAATACATTCACATAATACCATTCCCCGTCTACTAAAGGTCCAATTGCAGTTGTAGCTACGCCAACTTCATATTGTACTTGATCACCAGTAACTAAGTTTGGAGCCTCGAATGTAATAGTGTTTAAGATAACATTAACTGAACCACTACCAAAAGTATATGTTTCGGCGGGATCAACTACGATTGTTGGTAGTACAGCATACCCTGAGCCAGGATTGATTACTTCAATTTCTAGCACCGAGTCTACGTTCATCACCGCTGCAAATACAGCAGGTACACGAGGAGCTGGGTAAATTGAAGTATCAATATATGCAGTGACTCTAGGTGGTTCTGTGTAACTATGTGATCCATAAACTACTAGAACCGGTGGTAAGTCAGTATAAATTAATTCTCCAGGTAAATGATTATTAATAGGAGTACCATTTAGTCCTCTTGACAATCCACCTAAGGTGTATGTTTCACGATTTACAGTTTCATAAGAAATTAACTCAGTACCTATTTTAACTGTACCTGCTACAGGGAATCCATTAATGTTAGATACTGCAATTTCAGTTGTATTAATTGAAATATAAGATTCCAACGTAGCGATATTGAAATCAGGATGACCAGTAATAGATAATCCATAATTCTGATACCACTGAGTATATTCCTGTTGATTCCAAATTGGATTCTCAGGTAAGAATTGACTATCACTACTTGGATTACTATAAACCAATTCAGGAGAAATAAATTGAGCGTCACTAGCAACATATTGAGCAGGTAAGTCAAAGTCAGTGACATTCATTAAGTATGGTTCTGTCTTAGTGTACTTGAACAAGAATTCTTTAAACACTACATGATAGGGCTTAACTTCGTTTAAATAACCATACAAGAAATCTTGATTATCTGAACTAAACACTTCATATGGCTTTAATTCTCTGAGAGTATGAGTTACGTCAACCAATGAAGTTTTATTAAGCCAAGGTAGATAGTTTTGTGTTTCGGAAGTTTCCGCAACAATGTATTCAAATATAAGAATCAAACTCTTGTTTCTGTAAATTGCAAAATCATCAATATAAATCTGTTCGTTTAATGCTCTAAGAATATAATAAGTTTCTGTTGACGGATACTGATCATATGGAGTTGTATCAAAATAATTGCCACCAAATCCAGTATTAGCTCCTGCATAATCCCATAGAGATGACTTAAATGCAATTGTACCATTAGTCAAACCAATTCTAACCCAAACGCCATCTACCGTATAAATGTAAGTTTCAGAATTACCATTACCATTTGTAGTTACTTCAGCAATTGTACCAAATGCTACAGAAAGGGTAGATAAATCAGAATACAAAGGCACTTGAACTGATGCTTTAGTATTATTATCATATCCAGTCGCCCACCAATTTACATATTCCCAATAATCTGCTGTATTGTAGAAGGGACCTGATTTATACAAGAATGTTGCTTGCGGGCTAAGTTCTATAATAGGGAACTGAGCTAAAATTTCATTAGCATAAGTCAAATAATTTTTTACAGCTAATAATCTGAATAAGAAGAAGCTTTGCCTAGGTCTTACTTGAACACCTGAACGAACTGCTATTGGTAAGAATGGATCAGGTACAACTTGTCCTGAATCATCTACACCTGACATACTAGCTAAGAATCTTCTGTATAAGTATTGAGGCTCTACGTTAGCGCCATATCGAGGTAATCCAGATAAAAAGTCATCAGCATAGTCTGCTCTAATTAGATCATATGATGTATGACCAACATCATCATTCGTACCAGTTGAATATCCAATATGAAATACCGAGTCATTAACGTTAATATAATCACCGGAATTATATAAGCCAAATGTGTTTGGTAACAGAGGTGCAAAATAACTAATCCCTGAATTTTTAGGAGATCTAATATACGTTTCAATAATTGAATCTGATAGTGTATTACCTAATTTAGTGAATATTATATTTGTGTTTCTAACCCAGTAAAAATACACAGGTGCTAGAACATTATTGGCATTTAAATCAAACTGAGTACAATATAAAGTAACATCATATGGTGTACCTGGTCCTTGGTAATTTATAGGTAAATCAATGCTTGAAATCCAAGAATATACTGCAACGTCACTTCCAGGGAACACAGTGCCCCAATATTGACTATTATAAACTAAATCATTTTGATGATAATTTACAAATCTAACATTGCTGGTATCAAACCATAACTGCCCAACGTTGGTAACTCCCCATTTCAAATTGTTTTGATTATTGTAATTAGCCGGATCAACGTTAGAAACATAATCTATATTTTCACTTACAGCACCAAGCAATTTACCTTGAAGAGGATCAATGTAGTCTAAATTTATTAGCGTTTCGTTGGTAAGTGCGCTAAACAATTGAGAATTTTGTATACGATTTATGTCAACTATTGGTGAGGAGCTTCTATAAAGAGACCAATCTTTTTCTCCACTCGTATTTAAGAAAGTGACAACTTGTCCATTTACATAATCAGGTCTGAACAGAGGGGCTCCCACTATTACTGAATAATTATTAAAATCAAGTGCCGTTCCATAATATGGTTGCTTACCATAATCAATATTTCTAGCATTGGCATTTTGTGCAAGCACATAGTCGCCAGTATTATTAATATTTTCATTATATACTGACAAGTAGTCAAACATATATACTGCACCGGCATTGACAAATATATCTACCCACTGAGTTGCATTATTATCAAATACAGTGTCGTTAGTAAAGTTTTCATCATCTGTAAAATCAAAAGTAGTACTGCTATAGCGTGAACCAACCGGAGCACTGGCTACAAAAGAATTTTGCTCATTAAATTTGATAGTAGTACCAAACTGATTACGTTCACCTAAATGCGGACAACTAACAGTTTGTGTTTTTGTATAAACTGTTATTCCTAATTCAGTTAGAGTATTAATATCAAAGACAGTAAGACTAAGACTTGCATTGGGTATTGCCAAGTCTTGATTAATTAGAGAGATAACCAAATATTCATTATTACTACCTGAAGTAGTAGCAGTTATGTTAGTAACTTTATTAGAATTAATTGCATTAGCTGCTACCGTAGCATTACCTTCAGGTATTAGGACCAAATAACCATTTAATAAAATAGGAATAGTTGCAGTAACATTGCAAATTGCCGTACCAAATATTTGACCATAACTAGTACCACCATTGGTATATCTAAATATACCACCTTCTTCTACTTGATTATTAATCTGAAACGGAGCACTTACTAAAATTTCAGTTGATTGTAAATTATTAGCACTGGCTAATCCAAATTGTGAACCAATTGTATAATTATTTGGATTGGTTAATTGTTGGAAGTAAGTAAACTTATTTCCACTAATATTAATAATGTCACCTGCTGTTAATGTACCTACATAATATAATGAGCTTCCTGCAATACCATATTGATTATCAGCAACTATAGTCCCATTTAAGGAAACGTAAATAGGAACAGTTTGCACACTAGCAATCATTCCATTACCATTTGAATTAGTCAATTGATACGGATTAAGTTGTTCTTTGCTAACTTTAATCCTAAATGTAGTATCATTTACTATGCTATGAATATAGTAAATTTGGTTAAATGATATATTACTATTAGGGTAAACTGTACCGTAGAATATAACAGGATCATTAACATTAAATCTCCTAGTGCTAGCAGCGCATGTAATAGTATTGTTGGAACTAGATGTTTGAAAAACAGCAGTTCTAGCAGTTACGTGGTTCCAGCCCAATCTAAATACTTGAGGTAAACCTGGAGTGGTATTTACTTGCACTTCTACGTTTTGAACAGACCTACTAAAAAGATAAGCGGCGCCTGCATTGGTAATTGAATTTACTGTTTGATTTGGTGCGCCAATTGTTACTGTTTGACCATAATAATCGGTAGAGATTGAATAACCAAAGTTATCTCCTACAGTAGTCAACGATAATTCGTTACCGTCAATAACTGTTATATATCTATATGTTGTATTTGTTGCTGAACCAGTACCTGATCCAACTCCAGTTGCTATAAAAGATAACCCTACAATGTTATTAGTAGCACCTACTAGGGTAAAATCTGTAGTGCCTAAGTCAGTAATAGTATAAGTTTTCCCTACTATAAAGAATCCGGCTGGTGTTGAAAAATTGTTTCTTCTGTAAACATATACAGAATTATTGTCATAGTCGGAAATATAAAGCCAATTCTTATCACCTGATATCGCAGTAGCAGCTCCCCAACTTGTTGTATTAGCCGGACCGGTAATTGGATTTTGATATAATATTAAGTCATCCGATAATACATTATTTTCTAGTATGTATAGGTAAACTGCAGGCGTAGAATTTGTTGTAGATGTTAAAGTAGAGGTTAAAGTAGAGGTTAAAGTAGGTGTTAAAGTAGGCGTAGTAATTGGTCCACTTGCCACTGATGTATTCCAAGTCCAAGTACTTGGTGTTACTGTAAAGCTATGTGTTCCACCTTCTGCCGATATATCCCAAGCCCAATAAGTTGGATCTACCGAAAAGCTATAATTAGTAGTTGGCTCTGATATTACATATAAATCACCCGCGTGACTAATAGTAGTACCAAATGATCTATTGCCAGTAATAGTCTGTACTAATTGATAAGTTTGTAAAACTTCATTGTAAGTATATCTATATACTTCTCCTACTCCACTATCTCCTACTAAATAACCTAATTTTGTACCGGTTGCAACTGCACTACCATAAGTTGAACTATTTAATTTATTAAATTCTTGTTCATATTGATAGTTAATACTCTTTCTTAAGACTGCCCAATCACCAGTTGAATATGTATCTACCCATACTGTATTCTTAATGAACTCTGCATTCAATAAGTTTAAGTTATTAATATCCGCAGGAGTAGCAACACGTTGAGTTTGAAAACTTAATCCCACACCCAAACCTGTAGCAAGTCTGATGTTAGGATCTAGATTTAGATTGATTATTACTCTAAATGGATCAACAATCTGAGTTGCAATATAGTAACCATTAATAGCAGCATTAAGATTAATAATTGCAAAGATATTGTATTGTGATAAATTATGTTGATTAGCAAAAGTAATCGTAACCGTACCATTTAAATTATTTAAAGCTTGAGTTATTGGTCCAATTGATGCAGGAGTATACACTTGCCAAGTACCTAAATAACTTGCTAGCCAAACATATTCTCTTACATAGAAGTCAGATAAAGGAATTACCGTACCATTTTGATTTACAGCAGTTGGTAAATTAGCATAAAAATAAGATGACATTCTAACGTCATTATAATTTACATATCCTGCATCAGGATATAAAGTAGATGGTTGGTTGATAGGAGTAACCGCTAGGATATCAGGATCATTGATTGAACGACCATAATTAAATAGCGAGTATAACGGAATTTCTTGTTCGGCACCTACAGTTGGGGCACCGTTAGTAAGAGCAACAATACTTGGATTACCAGTCATTAAGCTTTCACTAATCTTAAATTCTACAAAATTAGTGTTTAATACTCCACCAAACTCGCCTGCTTTAATAGCCCAATTTTCATAAATGTCATAATCTATTCCGCCCTGTGGTAGAGTTGCACCTTTAAATGCACTAGCTGCGTTTAGAGTACCTTTGTTTTTAATTAAATTTTTATAGACATTAATCTGTGTAATTTCAGTTAAATCTACTGTTGTTAGATAATCTCTTGGACGATAACCAATTAAAGAAAAGCTTAATAAATCAGCATCTTCTTCTATATTAGCTTTGTTGCTATCATAATATAGGGTGCTTTCATAGGATCTAGTACTAGAATTTGGCAATAATCCTTTTTGAATTTGATCATATTCAGTCTTTCTCCAATTCTGTTCATTGAAGGTAGCACTTGGTTGAACTATTCTTAATGCTACCCAATACTTATTCTTGTAAAGTACAATAGAACCTTTAGTGTAAGTTATATCTTTGTTCCACTGCAATATATTGTCTTGGTTAAGAATAAAACCTGATGCAGTAAGAGTACCGTCCCAAGCAGCGGTTTTACTACCTCTAACATAAATTCTAAGTTGTCTAGAACCAGTTACTAAGTCATATATAACATCATCAAATAAAGTAACATTATTAAAGACAATACCGTCCTCTAGATTACCAATATTAAATTGTCCATATGCTAGTGAATCGCCATTATTAACTGGTCTAGCGAGGAACAAAGTACCATCTCTAAGAACATTTAAATCGGTAGCTTGAATAGGATATAAATTCTGATTTAAAATGAAATTTTCTTGACGTATAGTAAGAGGTTGTACTATATATCCATCTCTATTAATTTTTAAATATCCAGCTGCTGGATTAATAGTTTCTAAGCTACCATTTTCCCAACCTAACTGAACCCAATAAAGGAATTCAGATACCATTTGATTCCAACTAACTTCTATACCAGATTGAATCTCATCAAATACCATACCATGGGCACGTAAATATGCGCCATAACTAGTTAAAAACTGAGCAACTTCTTGTACAGTATAGAATAATGTGCCATACGGTACTATTACTTCTTCATCATAATAATCAGTAGCAAGTTTAACCGTTAGAGTTTCTACATTAACTACTTCATTTATTCCTGTGAATTTTGGTTTAAGAGTAGTAAAATATGCTTGTGTTTGAGAATTACCAAATACTAAATATCCTTCACTTGTTATCTGAACAATAACAGAACTATAAATGATTCTATCAAAAGGTTGATTATCATATAATAGAACTTGATAACTTGCATCAGGAATTAATAGTGAAGCATTGGTACTATTAGGAGTAGCTTTTTCTATATAAAAATTAATTAAATTCTTATCAGTAAACCCTGCTACTCTATAAACTAATCTAACATCTAAATTGTTTAATAAGTCAATAATATTTTGAGTAGCATCTACCCCTAATTGTTTTTCATAATCAACTACCCAGTTCATGTAACTTGTTTTGGGCGTACCAGTACCATAAACTTGAATGTTTGCAGGTACTAAGTGGCTACGATTATTAACTAAGTATTGATTAAACTCTGTGTTGAATTTATAATTGTCTAGGTCAGCACATAAATTAAAGAATTGTGTAGGCTCGGTTAGAGCATATATTCTCATTAAATCAAAGGGCCAAGAACTGCTTCTGCGATAACTTAATTCAGCAGGACCCTCATCTCCAACTTTCCAATCATGTTGAAATGTAGAAGCGGTATAGTTACCAACAATTGCGTCAAACGGAGATAACAACTCACCTGCACTATTAACAGGTATTACTTGTAATAATTGAGGTCTTACAAATTGTTCTAATACTACTGGATTACCATCATTCCAATCAATACCCGCTGCTAAATCATTCCAAAGAATCAAGTTATTACTGGTATAGGGTGCTGGACCATATCTAGTTTCCCACCAACTTGGTTGCTCTTGGAATCCTAACATCTGCCATGGAGTTAAATTAGGTGTAGTAGTATCATAATACCACTGATACACACCACGCCAATAACCCTGATAGATAGGTTCTTGATTTATCTTGTTTCCACTTTGATAATAGTTAAATGTAAATTGATCGTTTTTGTTGTATAACTGCTTCTTATAATCAATTCTATTTTGCCCGACCCAATTCAAAAACATTTTACTATAGATTTCTAAAATTTCACCATTAGTAAATGCAGTTTCTCTAAAAAATCCAGGTATAATGTCGTATTGCGATATAGGAACACTAGTGCTTAATTTCAAGTTGTTGTAAACTCTAAGTTCAAATTCAAGTAAAGCTTGGTCTCTGAAGTCTACTAATACCCCTAAATTAGTATTGTAGGTACCATATAGCTTGTTATATGAACCATCATGGCCCTTAATAAAATATGTGGGCTGAGCATAATCTGAATCTAATACAACTTCGGGAATAAATGCAGGATATAATCCCAATTTAGTAGGAGTATTTGGAATATAACTACCATATGTTTGATTGTATTCTTTAATTGTAATTACAGCACCATTTTGTAAAGAAGATATAATTGTTAGTGAAGGGGTAGTGGTACTAATAATATAATCTTGATTAGTAACCAATTGTTTGGTTATAGTTACGTTAGATATAGTAGTAGAAAGATAAACTAATACACCTGAATAATTAGCAGTAGAGAAGTTATAAACTTGACTTAATGGGTAAGTCGGGGCGATAGATGGTGTAGTATATGTATAACTATTAATAATATAGGGTGACTTTGATGGAATCATGTCACTCCAAAAGAATGGCTGAGATTGAATCTTAACTTGATTAATCTGAGTTAATGCATCATCTAATATAGTAGATGGATTAAATCTTTGTGTATAGTCTGTATTATTAACAGTGTCTACTAACAGAGTTTTAAATTTAATATATTCTCTGCTATTAAACATTAACGCATTGAATATATTTTGATTTGGTTTTCTTAAGAATGCACCAGGTAATACTAATGATGCACTATTTTGTATTATTCTGTCGCCCCATGGAACTAAATTACCCAAATCTCTGTAATTGTTTGATCCAAATACTTGACCGGTTGTGTTTGGATTATTATAAAATATAGTTTGATATTGATTTTTAATATCACCTACATTAGCAATTTCCAAGTTAGCATTAAGTGGATTATTACTTAAATTAATAGGAATGCTATAATATGCGGTGGTACTTACTTGATTACTAAACAATAATATTTGTACAACAGTGTCAACTAGAATATCAACTAATATATGAACTACTGTAGAATTATTATTTACAGTATATTCATAATCGGTGCTAGGCAATAGTACATTGTTTATTAAAACTTTGATAACAGGCCAATTAGTAGCAGAAGTATTATTTACTGCAACATCACATGTAAAAAATACTTGCGGATCTGTTATATTATAATCAAATTCAAATACTTGATATTGAATACTGGGTGATACAGCGGTTTGCCAACCTAATTCTCTATTATAAAGACTTCTAGTTTCATAGTTATAAACATAACCAGTATTGACATTTTGAGTTATAGGTTGAAAATTGCTTACATAATCAAAAGTATCGGTATTAATAGATACGTCAAAACTAATATCGCCGATATTAGCCACTGTGCTATATCTAATTGGAAAACCTAAAACTTGATCTTTTGTTCCTGTTCCAATGCCATATGCAAATAATTTACTACCAATAAACGAGCTTCCAACATATACTGCTTTATCACCAAAGCTAATACCATTTTCGTCAAATACATCAAACAAAGGTGGCTGATTTACTGTATTTTTTTGTTGCGCTTGAAGCCATTCTAAACCATCATACCAAACACTTTTTCCTGCATAATTGTAACCATTAATCACAACAGCTTGATCACCGACTAGAATCTCACCATTTGGTGCTTCGCTTAATGTAAGAACAGGTGTTGTCCCTGATATAACAGAATATCTAGCAATATATATTTTTGTTCTAACAGCAGGATCAGTTGCTGCTGCAAATACTACTCTAGCCCCATTGAATAATGAATAGTTATTAACTGGATCGGGAACAGCTATTAAAGATGCGGTAGTAGTTCCTGTAAAAAAACTATATGAGATAGTATCCCATACTACTTCTAAAGTCAAAGTAGTTGTCCCTGAAACAGAAGATATTTGTGTTTCAGGTGGTAATAAATTTGTTGAATCTGTTATGTACTGACCTACTTTGAAAGTACCTGTTACGTCAGCACCATCGATAGTTATTACAGTGCTTTGTGGAGTCCAATAAAACTGCATTGTTCCAGTGCCAGTAGAAAGGTCAAATACACCTCCACCTTTAGTTTCTGAAATTGTAAATTTAGTACTGCTAACTACTTCTGAAACATAGTAATATTCACCCGCAACAATATTACCAAACACTGCTCCTGAGCTAATAGTAAATCTTACTAAATCGTTAACTCTAAATCCTGAAGTACTGCTGCATGTAATTTCGTCAGTCGTGCCATTAGTAGATGTGGCAGTGCGTGAACTTGTATATGTAGTTGTAGCAATTGTAGCGGTATAGTCTGTATATACCTGAACATCAGGGTAATAATTCTCTTCGCCCGATACTAATAGCAAAGGATCGGTAGTGCGAAAATCTATAAAATTGAGAGGAGCTTTGCCTTCAGTACCTGAATCAAATAATCTTAAGTTTGGATAAAATTCAATGATAGGTCTTTTAGCTTTATTATATTGAGAAGCATATAATAATATTGTAGGATCATTGTTGTATTCAGCAGTCGCTCTAATAACATCAATATGAAACCATCTATTGCTTCTAGACCAAGCATTTTTGCTTAATGCATTTCTAGCTATAGTAATATAATCAGGATCTGTGGGTATATAAGGTATACCTGACCAACCACCTATGTCCCATGGGGTAGAGTCATATGGCAAATAGACCGATGTTGAAAATGATTCAGGAACTATAAGACTTGATACAGGAATAAGTTCTATTGCTGTACCTACACCTTCAACATAAAAATCTTCAACTGTGTATGCTTCAGGGACGATATTACCTTGAAATTGTACTTTTAATCCATTGGTAAACGTAACACCATTGGAAGAAGTATATGTAGTTTTACCTAATATTTCAGTCACAACATTAATGGTATCAGTCGTATTACTGTCAATAAGTCTAATCATCCCTACTTTATCGCTTGAAGTACCATCTTGATAATAAAGCGTGTCTAACTCAGCACTTAAGTAAGGTATTAATGTAATAATCGTTGCTGTATTTCTAAAAAACTGTCTACCTGAATAATCAGTACCATATTGCGCGGTAATCTTTTGATTAGTTGGAATACTGGTAGCAGGCGTAAGTTGTAATTGTGGATTAGAAGTAGATCCAATATAAGTAATTGTGAAAAATTGTGCGCTTACTAGTTGACCATAAGCCATTTCATTTGGATCACCTGTATTGTAAAACATAACAGTTAATCCATTTAGTGAAGTTACTCCATCAATATCATTTAGAGTGTTTAGATAACTTCCATTTACTTGAGAGAAAGGAAGTATACTTACTACACTAACAGTATTATTACCTGGTAAATTATATTCGTCTTGTGCATTTTTAGCAGGCACAGTAAAAGTCACAACACCTGTAGTAGCACCGTTGTTAACAACTCCTAATACATCTCTGGTTTGTACATTTGGTTGAGTAATACTATAACCTGTAATACCCGGTTGACCCTGAATCCAAAACTGAGTTGGTTGATCTACAGTAAAGGTATAAGTACCGCCGCGTAATAAAGTTAAAGTTGGGTTTCCTAATGAAGTTCCTGCAGGTTCTGTAGCAATTTCATAAGAGTTTGCGCCGTCGATCACATAATATTGTTCTGACGAATATGCAATAGCAGATGTTACTACTACTGGAGGAAGACCTTCAGGCAACCAGTAATACTGATGAAAGTTAACATTTGTATCTAAATTAGTAAATGAATCCCAAGAATAAAATTCGCTATTAAAAAGTCGGTTATTATTATTTGTTATCCCACCTTCTAATTTAAGAGCATCTAATATTCCAGGATAGCTTATGAAATCTTGTGCAACATCTTGATCGGTTTTTCTAAACACAACACCTGGATCAAGTTGGTAATCTGTTCTAACTTTTGTTGGTTCAGTTACATAATAATCTTTAGCATTAATTCCATATCCAACTCTAGTACCAATATATCCCTGAATTCTTTCAACAGAAGGTTGTGCAACTAGTTGGTCTAATGTTGCTGCTAAGAATTGAGCGTTAGTCGGAGTTTGAAATATCTCTGGGAGAAAATCTAAAGTTCTTATTTTTGTGGCCATAATTATTATCTTGCCTGTAATTGGACTTGCGTCAGGGCTGGTATTACTAGTACATCATTTGATGTTGCTGCGTTGACAAAAATTTGATAAGGGGCACATTTTATCTCATACAAATTTCCAAATGTCAACGTAGGGTCATTAGGAACTAAGACGGCTGAACTAATAAGGGCACCTATTTCAGAATGTAAGTAGGCACTTAACTCTGAAAAATAGAAAGTATCGCCGAAATTCCAATTATTTATATTAAAATAATTATTCATTGTGGTTAACACTGCGCTACGAATTTCACTGTCACTAGCATTAGTATTAGAAGTTTTAATTACTTTAATAGTTGCCCTTAACTGTGCTGGTGCTTTTGGTCCAAACAAGGGTTGAAAAATAACACTGTTTAAAATAACAGAATCACTAATCATCTTATAATCATTTACTTGACCATATGCTTGACTTAACTCATTGATAGTTGGTCTATCAGGCTCAGGTATAGTATTAGTAGTGTCTACTATATAATTAGTATATGCTGTATAGTAAGCTTGAGTTACAACATATAAGTCTATAATATTTGTGGTAGCTGGATCAATTCTAGTTGTATTATTAGAATTGTGTCTATATTGGAATTGTAATCCTTGACGACCCGGCTTCATTGAATACTGAGGTTGTGCTACTAAAGTATAGTACGGGGTAGTTACTGTAGTACTCTGAACAGTAGTATAAAATAGATTATCTGTATAAGCGTAAAATATTTGACCTAATGGATAATCATACTTAATAACTTCAATTGAATTCATCGTAGGATATTGATAAACAACATCTGTTGTAGTAATAAGTTGATATCTAGCTAAATTTATTGGATCTTGAACAAGTTCAAAGAAAGCGTATATACCAAAATTCTGAGCACCTGTTACATAACCTGTTACTGTATTAAAGAAATCAGGATCAGTAATAATAAGTCTGTTATTAACATCAGTTGCAGATACCTGAACTTCATAATCATCTATATATCCATCAGCTAACACTGTTTGACCCACAATATTTACTTGAACATTTGAAGCTAACGGATAATTTGAATTAGGTTGTGTATTAGTAGCTAAAACATTTATAAAATCTTGTAGAATTTTACCAGTAAATGGGTCATAAACTAGTTTATCTCTTTCAAAAGAAAATCTGGTATCATATACACTACCAAAATAATATATTAAAGATTTATAAGATACTGAGTATCTATTATTACCTAAACTTAAAAAATTGATAAAGTAGCTAGGATCATTATAATCAGCAATAGACCATCTGTCTTCAACAATAGTCAACCCATTATTAAACACTAGAGAAAAGCTTTGCTGTAATTCTATTCTGATAATACATTCTTGAATAATTTCATTACTAAATGTATTACTAAAAGCTGGAATCACTTGAGTTAAAATGGCGCCTGTTGGGACATAACCATTTAATGCGACAGGGCCTGTTCCGTTTGAGAAAGATCCATCACCTTGATTAAATCCATCTCCAATTACATTTAAAACACTAGTCCAAAAATAAGTTGCATTAGACGGGCCAGCAATGCCCGATACCAATCTATTATTTGAATCAAAGTAATAACCTGATGGTGCAACAAATTTAACTAGAGCACCGGGTGTTATATACTTTACATTGTATCCTGAAAAAGATCCAACTGGAATAGGTGCATTAGTACCATTAATAATATTATAATAATAACCAGTTAAAGAATTAGCATCAACTGTACTAGTTTGCCAATATACTGTGCCATCGCCAGTAGATGTATTTACATTGTATCTAGTATAATTTTGTAGATAATATTGAGTTGTTTTATTTAATAATAATTCAGATGCCAAAGTGTCCGTTAAAAAAGTAATGATGTTACTAGTATCATTCACAGTAAGAATCAAATTACCATCTGCATCATCTAAATATAATCCACCATCACTAGCGAAAGAATTTAAACTACTGTATTTTCCTGTTGGATCTAATAAATCTAAATTTTTAGAAACACCAATTGAACTTCTATTAATCGCTTTACTTTTAATTATAGAACTGTATAGAGTATAAGGAAAGTTATTATAATCTTCCCCGTTTACCATACGATTCTGTGTATAGTAGCGAGTAGGAGCACGTAGTTTGATTTGTGGTAAAGTCTCTCTAGACTGAGCATTAGAAACAGGAGTTGGTAATTGTAAACCAATGGTTAGAGTTTCAATTCTGTTCAATCTACTTAAATAAGAAAATGCAACAGTTATACCCTGCATTTCTGAAGGATCAATGGTATATGTCAATCCATTAGAAGAACGAACATATGCTCTGAAATTACCAACTGGTATGGCTGAGAATATTCCATCACCAAAATTGTAGTTAACTACGTCATTAAAACCTGATCCTACCGAAAAGATTCTTTTCTCACTAGAAGCTGTTTGTAGGTATGCATTAGCATATACATTTTCAACTTTAACCCATGGACTTAGTCCGCCATTAGCTGCACTTATTTGATATAACCAAGTATCTGTATTATTAACACCTTGAATGTCAATGTTGACTACTTGATTTGAAATTTGTTGCTGTAGTGTAAAATCGTAATTTTGTAAAATACCTTGTTTAAAATAGAAAAAATAACCTGTATTTGGACTACCATATCCCAATTTATCGTTTCTATATAACATGTTGAATCTACCTGTTGGAGCAGGTGGAATTTCATACAAATAATCTTCATCTAAACTTGTTACACTAACAAGTTCAAAATTCATAGTTAAACCATTTACTGTAGAAGAAAATGGTGCTATTGGTAAAGTTCCTTGAGGAATATTTATAGCATATTCGCTAGTAGTAATACCTAATAAGTCTGCGGTATTACCCGGACGGCCAACTTTTTGCGTGTTAATTAGGGTAGAATTGACAATTGTATTGTACTGCTCTAACCAATTTGGGTTAGCTGGGTCATTCCAAAGTATAGTTAAATTACCTAAGTTAACACCATTCAAATCAGTGATATTTTCAGTAGTGTTAATACTTGTTATCTTTAAAAACCCTTGTGCAGCTAGATTTCTTTTAGGTGTATAGCTTACTAAGTTAGCAAGCTTGACTACTGAATCTCTGCGTTCAGCAGTATCAATGAAATTTTCTCTAGTATTTAAATCATTTCGGAAAGCCAGACCTTGGCCCATAAAAGCCATAACGTCTAGTAATGCTATAAATTCACTGCTTTCTATATAATCATTAAATGTCTCAGGATAATAGGTACGTAGGTAATCTACAAAACTCTTGCGTAGTGTTTCATAATCATAAGACCGAAAATCTGCTTCTCTAAAGGTTTGGTATATAGATTTCCAATCATTAACACCAAATAAGGCCGATTGTCTGCTGCTGGTTGCCATACGTTTTCTCTTTTAAGTATTTATCAAACCTGTAAACCATGGTTTTTAAGTAAATTACTGAATAGTCGCTCTACTAGTATTAGAGTCAAAAAATACACTCAATACCAATGGATTATTAAAAGGGGCAATAGCTATTTCTAGTTCTATTAAAATACCAAGCTCTTGTGGGAAAGCAGCTACCGTATTTAAAATTAGTCTAGGATCTAGACTAGCAACTCTTCTGATTTCATTTTCTAGTTGAAACTGAACATCAGCCGTATTTGGCTCAAATACAAAAGACCAAATAGTCGTGCCATATGCAGGTTGACCTACTTTTTGTCCTTGTGTTATATTTAATGCATTGATAAAATCTTGAATTACAAGAGGAACGTCTACTAGAGTATATTTTTTACCTGTGTTAACAGGTCTGACAATTCCACCTACACCCCCATCAGTACCATTGACGGCATTAGTGGTTTTTGGTTGATTTGCTCCAATTGTACTGAATCCAATGTATGATGGCATAATTTATTGCTCCTTACTCTTATAAATTATTTCTAAGTGTGGTAAGTACTGAAGCAGTACCGCTTAGTAGTTCTCTAGTCTGATCACGTTCAGGATTGCCAGTATTAATAGGTCTAGTTATTCCTTGTAATGCATACTGCTGCTTTCTTAAAGCTAATATTTTTTTATTTAAAGACTCAACTTCTTCTAAAGAATTTTCAGCAGTCTTTCTAGCACTAGCTACTCTTGGATCTCCCTGTGGACTAGAATTTGCTAAGTCTCTATATTGCCTCTGAAGCAAATTAAAATTGATCTCAACGTTATCTCTCTCAATAATTAGGTCATCGATTTGTTTTATCACAGCATTTATTTTATTATTTTTTTCCTCTATTGTATTCAATGCAGCAGTAGCTGAATCCGAAACCGTTCCTGTTAAGTTTGGTGCGGGAACATTTCCTAATAACGCTTTAGTTTGATCATTTATTTGTGATCGGTCTGTAGTATTTACGCCTACTTGAGGAGTAACAATCTTAACAAAACTTGAGCTTAATCCTGAAATTGCAGAATTTAATTTTGCAGCCGCTACAGCCGGCAATCCTGCTTGAACTAATGCCGATAAACCTAATGATTTTAGTTTATCTAGCCCACTTGAAAGAAATCCAGTAACCGAACTTGCTATACTGCTTATTGATTTTCCTATTGTAGTTAAACTGCTTACTGAGTTTATGGCGCTTGATATAGCGCCTGATAAAGAAATTCCATTAATAGCCGCAGTACTAGCACTATCAACAACTGCCTTAATAGATCCTGTACCCAGTATAGCGGTAGCCGCTTCGTTATTTGAGTAGTCTGTTATAGAAGAAATTGCATTTTGACCACCGGGTATCATATCGACTCCACTAGCGATAGCTGAGTTTGCCCCACTAGTAGTATTTGTAGTTGTGAACGCCCCAGCTAGTTTATTAGCGGCATTTGTAACTACTGATCCAGCTGAATTTATAGCTGTGGTTACTGTGGTTTTTATAGTATCAAGAGCACCGCTAACTGAAGATAGCAATGAATTACTAGATCTAGTAGCACCGGCTACTGCTCCAGCTACCGCGGCACCGGCTGCTGCTATTCCAGTGACACCTGCAACGGTGTCTGTTGCTGCCGCTGAGGTATTACTTGTTGCAGCCGCTGCCGATTCGGCCGCTTTTGCGGATGCGTTAATTGCTTCTAAATTCTGAGGAACCCCAGGTTTTAAAGTTGGTAATGCATTCTTAATTGAATTAAACGCATCGGCTGCTATTCCTTTAGCTCGGTTGATTATATTACTAATACCACCTCCTAACTTACCCAAGAATCCTGATATTGCACTAAATGCGCCGCCCACAGCGCCTAGACTAGCTGCAAAATTTCCAGAGCCAATAGTTGATGTAATAGAAGAAAAATTTGACGAAAGACCGGCAAATGAATCGGTGAGTCCACCTAATGCAGGTACTTTAGCTGTAAAATTAGTTATTGTAGTTAAACTCCTACCTATATTTTGTACAGTACCTATTGCCCCTTGAGCAGTATTAACTAAATTTTGACCTGTAGCAACTACACCTTGAGCAGTTGTAACTGCTTTATTAACAGTAGTAGCAGCTTCATTGTAAGCGTCTATAACCGGGGCTACTCCAGCGGTAGCACCAGCTAATATTACCCCTGCAACATCTGCGGGTGCTTCTTTACCAGTCATTACTCCTACTTGAGTTAGAGCAATTTGACCTCGTTGTAAGCCTTCAACCGCTATTTTAGCTTGTGCATCAATATTATCAGCAAGCTGAGCCGCACTTTCACCGCCCGGTTTATTACCGGTAAAAAGATTCTTAGGTAATACTTTAGCTAGTGTTGCCCCGGGATTTTGTGCCAATGACATTACCAATGGCGCAGATCCTGGTTTAATACAGCTGGAGTCTTGTAGTTGTTGCGGAGTTAATCCTAATTTACCTAACACTGGAACAGCACCTTGTGCCGTTTGCACTATACCTCCCCCCACAGACGCAGCGAAATTGGCTGCACTACTTCCTACGTTAGTAGATATCGCTCCTAGTAAGGCGCTTGTTTCGCCATATCCTATCAGTGAACTAATAGGACCTATAGCTGGTACAGTAGAAGCTACAGCATTAGTAACTTGAGCAATAGGAGTTCCCTCTGCAAATTTATTAAGCAGAGAAAGAGGCGAACTAGGTGCAGACGAAAGTTGTGCATCTGCATTTAAAGTAGTGGGTATGTTAACCCCTTGTCCTGCGTTAGCCCATGGTGCATGTGCAGGTGCTCTAGATACTATGCTTATCAATTTACCAGGTGCCGCTAAAAAGCCCTTTGCCTTATCATATAGTGTATCAGTGTGTGCAACGTTAGTAGGAATAGGAACTTCTTTTGGAATTACGTAAGTTTGTCCAGTGTTTAAATTTACAAACAAACCATTAATAAAAGTTACTAAACTACTAGAATATGAAGCTACTCCACTAGCAGCCATACTCATAGCGCCACCGACTTTATGCGTAAACTTACCTAAGGTCTGTATTATGTTGTCTCCACCTACCCGTTGTTTATAATCTTTCTCCGAACTTACGGTAATAGAATCAGCTTGAATGTTTAATTTTTTAGCAGCATTAATATTAACATCATTGTCTGCATGTAAATTTAAATCGCCTTGGGTTCTAATATTAACACTGTTAGTAGAGAACATGTCAATAGTACCCTCTTTGCCTAGTTCAATGTAGCTTTGCCCATTTGAGTGTAGTATCATTAGAGTTTGACCATTATCACTCATTAAAATTTGATGACCCAATGCTGTTCTTATACGAATAAGTTGATCATTTCCAACAACATCGCCATCATCCATAACTATTGAGTGACCACCTTTTCTACCTACAACCTTTACATTTGGATTATCAGCCAAAGCTGCCTGTAGTACTGAATCATCAGTATAATTACCTTCATAGATAGGTCTACCTGGAGTACTTACTCCCCAGCCAACTCTACTAGGTGATTCACGCTGGGCACTAGTACTAATAGGTCCCCTAATAGGATCTCTAATAATACCTTGTTGGTTCATAATCGCAGCAGTATACGAATGAACTGGCTTCGCCATAGTAAAATAATCCGGATCATTTGATTTAGGATTATTAGGATTAATATTAGTTACAGGTAATCTAGTGGCGCCACCGTAGCTAGAGGCTTCTGTATTATTTAAAACTACATTACTTGTAGCACCTATAGCAGGGACCATTTGTAGTGCATCTGGATTAGGAACGCATCCTATATAGTAACCAAAGTTAGGATCACCGTTTACAAACATACATATTACTACAGTTCCTATTTCAGGAGGGCTTTGCCATGCGCCATATGAATGAGGGTTTCTTTCATATGTACCAAAATCATCCTTTTCCTTACCGGCCCGAGGTTGAGTATACCCATAAAAGTTAGGAAGTTGTCCAACAGTTATCCAACTATCAGCATTATCCTGATCTTGACCGTTCAAGTCAAGTAAGTATACCTGAATTCTACCCATTCTAACTGGGTCAACGTTATCTTTAACTACGCCAAAAACAGGAACCGATCTTATATTAGCATTACCTGCATCAGGTTCGCTTGACTTTATAGGTCCTCTTGGCTTGAAGTAATCGTACATTATTTTTTAACTCCGTTGTATAGTGGTGGTATAATACCTAACATTTAATTTATTATAGTCCCGAGTCTCTTCTAAGTCTCTCAATAACAGATAGAGTCTCTGCCCTTCGTTGTGCAGTCTCTGTTCGTATTACATCAAACCTAGGAGGAGGATCTCGGGTTTGAACATTATTACTATTAACTTCTCTACCCTGTTCAGGAATAGGCGTAGGTGTAGGGCCGTGAGCATCCTCATCTAATATTATTAATCCAGTATTAGGGGGGCCGCCTGTCGGTGAAGTAATACTAGAAGCTGAGTTAGGAGTAGTAGTTACAGATACTATTTCTGTAGATTCTACCCGAGAAAGCGCAGATTCCAAGACATCATTTACTACTTTTAATCCAGTAGTTTGGGTAGTAACATTTCCTAGTGATGCGTAAGGTGAAATAGCTTGGGATCCACTTATTTCATATTCATTAGCATTGGGATTGGCTGATCTAGCGTTTGAATCAACGACCGAGGCATCAGGGAATGTGTTAATCACACATTCTAAATCTTGGGTGAATTTACCTCCCCTGAAGTTACTGGTAACTTTTAAAACCATATAACTTACACCTTTGACTTTATTTTGTATTTCTCTAGGATATGCCCAAAACCTAATACTCTCGTTTATGGTCAGTACACCTGTATTAGTATCATAATCATCCGCTTCTTTAAAATTTATTTCTATAAAAACTTGTCCACCATTGGGATTGATAGTAAATCCATCATCCCCGTAAAATCTATCGTATACCGCTTTGATACTACCCGGAGAATCTTGCATTAAGAAATCAGGATCACCTATTATAGTAATTTTTACTTTAGCATATGATCCTGGATCATATAACGAAGTTACATAAGTGTTTATCGTCTCCAATTCTTTGTCTACGGCAGATAGTTTAGATTGGTCAGTACGATAACCCGGTACGGTAGTCACATCAGCTGGACCACCTTGTGATTGACCTGTACCAGAAGGAACTACTGCCACATTAAAATATGCATTATCCAATGATTGTTCGTAACTTAATACTTCTCTATTTTCTCCAGTATACCAATATTCATATACTTTATGGGGGCCATAATACTTAGGTGCAATTTTAGCATAAGCACTTAAGTATATAGGAGTTATGTATTTTTTAATATAATATGTAAAGGTGTATGCATGATCGCCTACTTGGGGATCCCATTGTGCATTAGTTACTTTTACACTAATATTATACCAACTTATTTCACGTGTAGCACCGTTTGGTAAAAGTTTATCAGATTTATTTGGATTATTAGAATATACTGCTGCAACAGCATTTCTCATATAAGAACTATTAGAAATAATATTTTCAATAGCTTGAAGAATAGGTGTACTATTACGAAATTTCAATTGTTTTTCAGTTGGATTCGCAGGAGCATTTTTATTAACCGCAGCAGCCTCAGTTGATTGGGATGTCTTTTGTACCGGCATTCTATAAGAAAATTTGGTTAAATCAGCTTTATTAACTATAGAAGCATCACCTATTTCTGGATCCTGAAATTCTACAAGATATGTATTTTTAACCTCAATCTGATTTTTATTCAACCTTTCTTGTTGCTCTCTAGATAGTATATCTAGAAATTGAGTTACGGCACCTCGCACAGTATCAGAAGTAACTTGTATATCTTTAGTAGAAAATCCATGCTTTAGCCCCATAGCTATACCTGGAGGCAGTGAATTAGCAGATATATTATATACCGTGGCTTGACCATTGACTTTAAATTTAATACCACGAATAATAATATCATAATATCTTTCAAAAATTCCACTAGAGTTATTAGAATCTTTTGGATCTAAGGTTCGATCTATGCCTTTTTGAGTACCGGTCATGAGGTTTCCTTTTTCATCATAACCTTGAAATCTAAGACCTAAAATATAGAATTGTCTAGTGGGATTTTGTAAATCTTTATAATTTTTAGTTTTACTATATGCTTGTAATTGGTCTGCTGCTCTTTTTAAATTCGTAATAAAAGAAAACCCTAATGGTTCAATAATATTAAAAGTAATATCAGTTACATTGGTTGCACTTTGAGTACTTTTTCCATTTATATAAGAATCAATTTTTAGATCATCTATATAATAATCATATACAAATCCGGCTGCTCTTTTAGCACTAGAATTATTAATTCCTCCACTTTGACAAATTATTAATGCTCCACCGTTACCTTTAGCCGATGCTTGATTTAACACATCTATTTGTTGACGACCTGAATCTACGAATCTGTCATATGCATCAGGTGTAATCATGTAAAGAGTAATTTGATATGTATAACTAGAAAATTCCCCTAAAGGGTTATGTCTTCTTTTGTTAGGCTCTTCTTGGTATGGAACAGCAGTTGGTGTTTCAGCTTTACCTGCTTGTGTTGTACCACTAGCATTTGCGCCTGAAGATCCTTGTACAGTGTTTGCTCTATTACCTGATCCTGAGCTTTGTGTACCTGACTCATCATTGGCACCGCCTGATGCTACATATTGTTTGTTTTGTTGTACCGTATTAGTAGATGTACTCTTTACGCTTGGATCTGCATTAGACATTTAAATTCCCAATACTTGTTTCAACAATTCTAATTTAGGTATATAAATGCTCACTCCTGCGACAAAATCAAAATAAGGATCTTTTAATCTATTTGGATTTCTTTGTGCGAAAACCCACCACAATCTAGAGTCTGCATATAAATCATATGCCAACATATCAGGTCTATACTGATATACTTGTGTAATTTCAAAATATATATCACTAGGAACCATTGGAATAGGGATATTAATCATAATATCCAAATAATTACTATTAACAATGTCGGTAACATTGTAAGGACTAGTTGCGGGGTATAAACTATTAACAGCCATTACCAAATACCTACGGTTGAATTTTTACTACCTTGCAGCAATTTACCAGTTGCATAATCTCGTACACTAAATCTATTACTAATATCATTTCTTGTTACAATTGGGTTTGCAGTTATTGATATATTCATTTTTGTAGGAACGTAAGTTGGTCTTCTTGATGAAGCAGAAGGAGACTGAATTAAAGTTTGTTGACCAAAAACAGTTGCAGGAGTGACACCACCGGTAGCTATTGGTGTGTTGCTGCTATTTAATCTGGCATTGCTTATTGGATTTGAAGTATTATTCGGTGATTGAGCAGGTGCTTTATTTACACCTGCACTTGTTGTCGCACTAGCAGATGCTCTTATATAATCTACATCAGTAGGTAAGTTATAGGCAAAACTTGTTATAACTAATGGATGATTATCAAATTGAAAAGATCCTAAACCTGATAAGAAGCATAAGGGAGGGGGTGTTCCAATTTTAGGAATAGAATCTTTTCCATAAAACATTTTAGTAACTGATTTAAAAAAGTGTATAACAGCAAGTAAATAGTTTGCCTCAGCCGTATCTTGTGCAGTAAAATCACAAGAAATCTGAATAGTATCTACTGAGCTATTTTTATATTGGTATATTTTATAATTACTATGCGTTAGATCATAATTATCATAGTGTGCGTTATATTGAATCTGTATACTTGGTGTATATGGAAAAACTACTCCGTCGGTATCAATCAAAGGTTGTAATATACCTTGAACGTTCGCTGCGTTATAAAGATAAGTAGAATTAGGTGCTAAGCTTAATCTAACACGCCAATCTTTTTTAAGAGCAAAATTAGCTTGAGCCTGTGCGGTAGATTCAGACTGAGTATTTGCCCTAGCCCCTTGTAATCCTTTAGCAGAACCAATTGGGAATGGAAAATAAGTTTCTCCTGTTTCAGGATTAATTGCGCCCTCTACTGTTACTCCCTCAGCATCTTCAGCTAGTATCGGTATGCCTGAAGTATTAATAGCTATTTTTTTCTGCAATTCTATAGCTTCATCTACACCCTGAAATTCATTTGGGTATGCATCTGCTGTTTTCTGTGGTTCAATTACATCTGCCGGTTGAGTTAGTACTAAACGCTCACCCCGATCATCATTCACTATAGTGATTTTAGCAATTGGAGTTCCTGGAATCTGATCACCGGCGTTTAGTCCCGTAGTATCATTTTGATCTGTTGGTACTACCAGACTAGTAGTGGCTATCTGAGGAGTGGCTACTGCGGCTGTTTCTACAATACTAGGATTTTCTGCCGAAGATATAGCTTGTGGTTGACTTGAAGTTTGTATCAACGGAGGAGGAGGTGGAACTATAGCCCCGTCGCCTGGTGCTGGTGACGCAGGTGGTGTAATAGTTTCTGCATTTGCAGGACCCTGTTCCGCGGTACCTGCACTAGTATTAGCTTTTGCGATTGCAGCGTTATTTTCACTAATTTGTTTAGCAATCTGCGCCTTTTCATTCAGAACGTTCTCTCGTTGTATATTTACTTGTCTTTGCTGCTGTTCAAGTGCGGTTAGTTGAAGCCTGTACTCATTCTCGGATATATTTGTATTAAACGGAGGCCTATTAAATTTAAGTGCGTTAATTTGATTTGTAAGCTGCGTTCTTTGTTTGAACAGACTTTGTGCTTCGGCAGTTAACTCAACATCTGTCTTAGCTAACTCCGCATTTTGCTCTTTATATTGAGCAACAACTTGTTGCCATTCTTCTGCTGTAGTAGGGTTCGCCATAATATTATTATCCTTATTACTATTTAGTATCAAAAAACATTGACTTTTAGAAGATAAATAATAATATTGCTTTTACCTTTTGATCCACTCGGTGTTGCAATTCTGCAACACGTATGCTATACTCTACGATAGCAAAATAACAAGGACCCTATGTCAATCACTACGAAAAAAACGGTTAACTACCTAAATAATAAAGATATTTTAAAAGAAATTCACGAAAGCAAAAACACGTATTGTTACTTTCAAAATAAAGAATATCACAGATATGATTACATCATAGATATGCCCCAATCTTCAATAGAAGAAATCATTAATCACGAAACCATTAAAGATATAATTCAAACTGCCCGTGAGACAAGGGCTACTAGACTTAGTATTGAAGCAGGAGTAAAAGACTCGGTAGATCCAATGAGCATCCCAGTTACTGACTTGGTTTTTAGAGTTATGACTTGGGATCATATTCCAGTTTCTCAGAAACAACCTAGAAAAACGGTAAAAAAGAAAACCGCTAAGGATATTTTTGATTTTGAAGAAACCGATCCTGATGAGATTTTTGCTGACCTAGAAGATGTTACTACTCAGGCCGAAGTTGATGACATGGTTCATGTCAAGGTCAACTTCCCACCTTTCAAGCACTATAAGATTAACGAACAGAATGAATTTTATTGTATCGGGCATTCTCATTGGAAAGGTGATTTGGTAACTGGATCTTTCAGCAAAGACCATGGTCAAATCACTGATAAGTTGGCTAGAATGTATATTATGATGTGTGAAAAATATGCCATGAAGTACAATTGGCGCGGATATACCTATAATGATGAAATGAAAAATAGTGCTATACTTCAACTTACCTACGTGGGCCTACGATTTAACGAATCTAAAAGTGCGAACCCTTTCGCATATTATACTGCCGCTATTACAAATTCTTTTTGTAGAGTTTTGAATACAGAAAAAAGAAGCCAAAATATCAGAGATGATATCCTAGAAATGAATGGGTTGAACCCCTCATGGTCTCGCCAAGGTATTTCAAATGGTCCGCAGATTAACGTGTACGAAGAATAGGCAACCAATCTAATTGACTAGATAGTCAAGAATAAGATATAATCAGTGGATGAGTAATCTATTTAAAAAAGCAGCAGTTTTCACGGACATACATTATGGCAACAAGTCCAATTCTTTGGTTCACAACACCGACTGTATCAATTTTGTCAGTTGGTTTGTAGAGAAAGCCAAACAAGAAAATTGTGAAACTTGCTTGTTCTTGGGTGATTGGAATCATCATAGGGCAAGCATTAACATTCAAACGCTTCAGTTTGGCTTACGTAGCCTAGAACTATTAAGTGAAAACTTTCAACAGGTATATTTTATTCCTGGTAACCACGATTTATATTATAGGGATAGGCGTGATATTCATTCTGTAGAATGGGCTAAACATCTACCAAATATCACTATTGTTAATGATTGGTTTCAAGCAGGTGACTGTGTTATCGCCCCTTGGTTAGTGGGCAACGATTACAAAAAGTTAGCAAAATTGTCAGGTAAATATCTTTTTGCCCATCTTGAATTGCCTCATTTTTTTATGAATGCTCAAATAGCAATGCCTGATCACGGTGAAATCAATGATGGACATGTAGAGGGTTTTGAAAAAGTTTTCTCAGGGCATTTTCATAAACGACAGGCTCGCAAGAACATTTGGTATATTGGTAATGCCTTCCCACATAACTATGCTGATGCAGGAGATGACCAACGTGGCATGATGATATTGGAATGGGGCGAAGAGCCTGAATTTCATAGTTGGCCCAATCAACCTTTATTTAGAGTCTATAAGCTAAGTGATGTATTGGAAAACCCTAAAGGTTTGCTATTACCTGACAGCCATGTTAGAGTTCATTTAGATATAGACATTTCATATGAAGAAGCAAACTTCATTCGTGAAACATTAATTCCCGAGCATAAACTAAGAGAAATGACTTTGATACCCATAAAAGTAGACCAAGTAGAACAATATCAAAACACAGATGGAATGAAATTTGAAAGTGTTGACCAAATCGTTTTAGAAAGTATTAACGCTATTGAAAGTGAAAGTTTTGATAAACGCCTTTTGTTAGAAATTTATAACAACATATGATTTTATTAAAAAATATTGCTCTTAGGAATTTTTTATCTATCGGGCAAGTAACGCAAGCGGTAAACTTTGATCGTAGAGAGTTGACCCTTATCCTAGGTGAAAACCTAGATTTAGGTGGTGATGGCGCTAGAAATGGTACAGGCAAGACCTCATTGATTCAAGCACTGTCATATGCACTCTTTGGCGTTCCAATTAATAATATTCGCAAGGATAACCTAGTTAATCGTACTAATGGTAAGGGCATGATGGTCACTCTTGAATTCAGTGTCAATGGCATTGAATACAAGATTGAACGTGGTCGCAAACCCAATATTCTGAAATTTTATGTAAACGATGATTTGCAAAAAACAACCGATGATGCACAGGGTGAGAACCGAGAAACTCAGCACGCCATTGAACGAATCATCAACATGTCGGCTGATATGTTTAGACATATCGTTGCGCTGAATACGTACAGCGAACCATTTCTTGCTCTTAAAACCAACGAACAAAAAAATATCATTGAACAGCTTTTGGGAATTACTATCCTTTCCGAAAAAGCTGAGGTAATTAAAAATCTAATTAAAGAAAGCAAAGACTCTATCCAGGCTGAAGAATTCAAAGTCAAAGCCATTGAAGAAGCCAATAAGCGTGTTAAAGAACAGATTGAAAGCTTAAAGCGTAGGCAGAAACTTTGGCAAACTAAACACGATGAAGACTTGGAAAAACTCGCTATTGAGTATACCAAACTAAGTGCCATTGATATAGACAAAGAACTTCAGGCACATAAAGATTTAGTAATTTATAATGATCAGGTTCGTTTACAAACTGAACACGATGCTAATCTTAGTAGAGCAAAGACCGATCTAGCTAAAGAAAAGAAAACTTGGACTAAACTAGATACCGAAGTTAAAACTCTCAAAGATCATAAATGTTATGCTTGCGGTCAGGAGTTCCATGATGAATCTCATTCAGAAGTCTTAAATAAAAAGATTGAATCATTGACAGAGAGTAGAAAACATATTGATGAGTTCGAAGCCACTATAAAGGAGCTTGAAGATAATCCAGTGTTTGTCAGTGCCAAACCTACTACTCATTATAAAACTGAAGCGGAAGCGGTTAAGCATTCTAGTCAACTTGCTAATACTCTAGTTTCAATAGAAAACAAAGCAGCGGAAGTTGACCCATATGATGAACAAATTAGTGAAATGGAGAGTCAAGCTCTACAAGAAATTGATTTTGATAATATCAATAGGTTGACTAAAACACTAGAACATCAGAAATTTCTACTTGACCTATTGAGCAGTAAAGATTCGTTTGTTCGCAAAAAGATTATAGACCAAAATTTGTCATATTTGAATAGTAGACTTACTCATTATTTGGATAAGATTGGTCTACCCCATCAGGTAGTATTTCAAAATGATCTTCAGGTTGAAATTACTGAGTTGGGTAGAGAAATGGATTTCTATAATTTGTCAAGGGGAGAGATGAACAGAGTTATATTAGCATTGTCTTGGGCTTTTCGTGACGTTTGGGAATCATTATATTCACCAATCAATGTATTATTCATTGATGAACTATTAGACAATGGTACTGATAGCATAGGTGTTGAAAATTCTTTAAGTATACTTAAAGAGATGTCACGCCGTAGGCAAAAATCTATTTGGTTAGTTAGTCATAAAGAAGAATTAATCAACAGAGTTCCAAATGTTCTCAAAGTTGTTAAAGAGAGTGGATTTACCACGTATGAGAGTTCCGTAAGTATTGAAAAATGATAAAATTTTCATACCCCCTGATAAACACTAAGTAATAGTATGTCTAGTCCACAAAAGCAAAAAGGTTCATCATGGGAAAGAGATGTTGCAAAATATCTCAGCGACCTCTATGATGATCATTTTGTAAGAGTGCCCAACTCAGGTGCTTTTATTGGTGGCTCAAATTCACATAGAAAGCAAAATCTAAGTGAAAATCAAATCAAAGGGTTTAAGGGAGATATTATTCCCCCTGACTCTTGGAGTAAGTTTAATGCTGAAGCAAAGAACTATGCTGATTTTCCTTTTCACTTAGTACTTTCAGGTGAAAGCAAGCAACTAAATACGTGGCTAGATCAACTCATGTCGGTTGCTGATGCTGGGGATTTAAACATCCTATTCATGAAGTTTACCCGAAAGGGAAGATACGTGGCCGTGCAATGCGGTCTTACTTGGGTTACAGATAATTTTACATATTATTCTTCAGGCAATTATGGTGATTGGCTTATTATAGAATTCAATCACTTTTTTAAAAACAACAAAGACCTTCTTAAAGCTTATTCCAGTACACCAGACACCAAGTCAACGCAAAAACAATCTTCTGATAATTTAATCACAATACCTATAGTTTAACAGTACGTTTGATCGAGGTACCTCGATCCTCCTTGAGTCAGCCGAGGTAAGGCTCGTTGCCGACAGATCTGGAGTATGCAGGATTATTATATTAACCATTGGTTAGTATTTTAGTCTTGGAATACCGACAGGGCTCTCGTTATGTGTGCGAACCCTGAATGAGTCTATAGCCTACTTTGTCTTTGGGTTATAGAACATGCGTTGCGGAAGACCTCTTGCAAGAGATCATCTTCACTACAGTCCCAGCAAACTTTACAGAGCAACCGGTAGCGTATAGTAGCTCAAATAGCTGATTATACGGGGAATAGACAACAATGGATGATGGGCATAGCAGGTTCCCTTAATCATTGGTGGTGCTGAACAGCACTACCATGGTCTCCTGACAGCAGATGAGTCTCTTAAGAAAATAAATAAAATTAGAATTCTTAACCCTATTAGATTGTAAAAATAAAGACCGAACGAAGTGAGGTCTTAGATGAGCGATAGCTCATCTTCTAATGGAACAACACTTGGATAAATGAATAATTATGGCTAAAATCAGAAAAATGGGAGTTGACTTTTCTTGGTTATTTCCATATTACTGTCAATAATTTCTTTTATCTCTAATCGTTCTTGAGGGGACATGTTGAGAACATCTTCATATGACACACCTCCCCTCATATACCATGATAGGCTTAACGCCATTTTCTTAATACCCTTACATTCTTTTTCATAGTTATCTATGAGCTTCTTAACGCCCTCATGGTCAAGGCGAAGAAGCATCAGCCGAAAAAATCGGCTGTATTCAATGTAAAGGGTTGTTCATAATTATGGCTACAGCTAGTACAAGTGAGTTGTAATGGCTTGATACTAGTATTTTCTTTGAGTTTTGCATGATGGTCTTTAATCTTGTTATAAGATTCTTTATCGCAATTTTTTAGAAAATCCAAGATATATTCAGTTTCCTCTACTCTGGCTGTGGGCGTACTAATATACTCAATGGCATTTGCTAATAATTGCATAGTTAGTTCAGTAATCATCATAATGGATGTTTTAATCTTTTCTGACTTTTCACGGTCATCGGTAATTTGTTCTATTGAATTAAAGACCTTTTGAATTTCAAATTGATTTACACTGGCTGAATTCATTTCTTTATATGTAACTGGTCTAAATTTAATACCCAAGTCATTGATAATAAATTCTTCATCGTAATCTACGTCTTTTAACTGAGTTAACATTCCAACTAAATTTAAACCGTATTTGCTTTCTTCTTCGCATGCGGGGCATATAGTATCTAAGTCCATTTCTCCGCTACCAGTGGCTGCTTTAATAGAAATTAATATAGCATCTAAGTCAACGTTATTAATAGACCATGGATCTTTGATATCAGGTATGCAACTTTTAATCAACTCAGGAATAGCCGAGCCATTGAACAGAGCATCGGGGGTTTTTGCGGTTATTTCATCTATAGCAGTCATTGGGTAAACTGGCAATTCACCTGTGGGTGGCATGTCTATTACATGGTCAGCGTAATATTTACCTTTGCTGGGCAGTCTTAAATGTACCGCAGGTCTGCGAAAATACTGTCTAAGTGGGTTATTGTTTATAGTCATCGGGGTTCCTTATGTTTAAGAATAGGCAATTTGCCCATACTAAATACTATAAGTATATTTATTGGACACAAAAATGGCTGAAAATTTAGATCCCGAAGTTATTACCAGATTAAACGAAGCGTATCGTAATCATTACGAAACAGTAAGGGATGGTACCCTACTCGGCGAAGCTCAAAATAAAGCAGAAAAAGCCAAGAATGAGTTAAGCAAAAAGAGTGCAGAGGCGTTTCAAGCTAGCATGCAAGCTGTAGAGTCTTTCACTAGAATTCTAATAAGTAGCGAATCTAGCTTTAAACAAGTTGCCGCCGGGGTAAACGTGGTTACCGACACTGTTGGTGATATGGCTAAACAAATGGGCGGATTTGCAGGTGTACTAGGGGTAGCAGTACAAGCAGCTGGAAAATTAGTACAAGCTTTTGCTGCCCAAGCAGAGGCCATGGTAAAAACAAAAGATCAAGTTGCTAAGTTTGGTGGAGCTTTTGACCTTCCTTCCGATAAGCTAGTGCAAATGGCCCATGCTGCAGGATATTATTCTTTAAACATGAATAAGTTATACTCGGCTGCTGGCAAAGCAGGCGGTGACTTATTGATCTTTAGTAAAAATATGTCTGAGGGAGTAAAGACTTTTGCTGGAATGGCTGCGGTGGGCCCTAAAGTATTAGCAGAATTCAATAGTTTGGGAGTACCAAAAGAAGAATTAGCCGTATACATGGCAGATTATGTAAAGTATTTGGGATCAACTAATATTCAACTAAATGCATCTCAGAAAACACAAGCAGCACTTCAAAAAGGTTCGCTAGAATATACTAAAAATATTTTAGAATTATCTGCTTTAACTGGAAACGATGTAGAGACTGTTAAGAAAAAACAGCAAGAAGCCCAAGCCAGTTTGGATATCCAAATTCATTATAATCAATTACAAAAAAAAGCTAATGCGATGAAGGAGAGTGATCCGGATCAGGCAAAAGCAATAGAAGATAAAATTAAAAGAGAGGAAGCTATTATAGCTGGGTTTTCTACTCGTTTTGATGCGGCTACTACCGCGGCGATAAGAAATGTACTTGCAACAGGAGGATCAGTAACAAGTTTAAGTGCTGGGTTACAAAACGCTGTGGGAGATGTTCGTAAGTTTGTAGCATTGGCTGAAGATGCATCCCTAACACCACAACAAGCTGCTGCTAAAGCAATAGAAATGACGGCTAAGGGTATGGAACAACGTGTGGGCGACTTAGGTACTAGCTTTATATACAGTAAGGAAGCTGCCGAAGCTTTTGGTGTTAGCCTGGAAAATTACAGTGGAGCACTTAAAGGAGGAACAAACGCCGTAGAGAATCAAAAAGAGTTAGCTGAAAAGATCGCCAAGGGCGTGGAGGATGCCTTAAAAGCTCAACAAAATGTATATGATGCCGCAATAAGGAACATGCAAGTAAAAGGAGATCAAATTGTTCTAAGTGTAAACCCTTTTGCGACTGACATGGCAACCATAATGAAAAAAGCTAAAGAGATCATGCAAGACTCATGGGACTCTTTGAAAAAAAATGTATTAGAACCTGCTAACAAATGGATTGAACAAGTGTTCGGTGTAAATTTAATGGATGTTACAAGGCTTGTAATAACAGAACTTGGTAAACTGGCCGTTGAAGCAAAGAAATTGTATGACTCTTTAGGTGGATTCAGCGGAATATTGGACAAAATAAATAGTCCAAAGGGCGTTGGCGCCGGCGTTGGTGCAGCAGCAGGTGGAATTGCCGGTGGCATTGCCGGTGCGTATGTGGGTATGCCTGTGCTCGGTGCCGCGGCAGGCGCCGCACTTGGTGGCGCAGTTGGCTACGCCACCGGGGGTGCATATGAAGCAGCACGAGACTATTTTTATCCACCTAGCAAATCTAGCGGAACAGGCGGTGGGGCAGGTACAGGTGGTGGCGCAGGTGCAGGAGGTGGTAGTAGAGAGTCTCTAAAAGGAAATACATCAGGATTAGATCCTGAATTGCTAAAAAGGCTAAAGGCTGCATCAGAAGATTATGCCGCACAAACAGGAAAATCTCTAACTATTACTAGCGGTCATAGAACTAGTGATAAACAAAAAGAATTACACGACAAGTATAAAGCTGGCCTTAGTCGTTTTCCGGCAGCTCCGGCCGGATCTAGCAAACATGAAAAGGGTATGGCGGTCGATCTCGCTGAAGAAAACTACCAAGATCCTAAAGCAGTAGCAGCACTAAGAAGGCAAGGATTAATGCAAACAGTAAGCGGTGATCCACCTCACTTTGAAATAGCCGGACCAAAAACTGAGGCAGCATCTGGATCTTCTAAAGCATCAGGTACGGCAGTACAAAGCTCAGCTCCAACTAGCACAGCATTATCATCTACCGATGATAGCATGGTTCGAGTTATGATTGACATAAGAAATTCAATTACCGCTAAAATGCAAGAAATGGTTGATAAGGTAGCGGAATCTAACTCTATACTAGAAAAGATAATGCGCCGTTCGTCTTGATATACTAAATACAATATGACTTACAAAAAGAAATTTCTAAATCGTAGTGGTATATCTAGCCCTATTTCCGGTGTAAACAGTAACTCAGGCGCTTGGAATGGCAGTCCAGGTCAAAATGGTAGTGAGACTGGTGGTTGGAACAATACTGAATTTGGTTATAAAAACTACATGAGTAGACTACCTGAAGTCTACACTGGCCACCCAAATCGTATAGAACGCTATAATCAATATGAAATGATGGACGTTGATGCTGAAATTAACGCATGTTTAGATATTATCTCTGAGTTTAGTACACAGAAAAACGAACACAACAAAACGCCTTTTAACTTTGAATTTAAAGACGATCCTACTCCCCATGAAATTAATATTTTAAAAACTCAATTACAACAATGGTGTAAATTAAATGAGTTTGATACTAGAGTTTTTAAAATATTTCGCAATACTATCAAATACGGCGATCAACTATTTGTAAGAGATCCTGAAAACTTTAAACTATATTGGGTAGATATGGTTAAGGTTATTAAGGTAATCGTAAATGAAAGTGAAGGTAAATTACCTGAACAATATGTTCTTAAAGACATTAACATTAATTTACAAAATCTTTCAGTGGCACAAAAAACTAATACAGACTTTGCTGCTAATCCAGCAACTGGTCTAGGTGGAACAGGCGGTGGCACAAACACACCATATACAGTGCCAGCAATGCCCTACAATACTACTGGCAGTAGATTTACATTAGGGCAAAGTGAATCAGCCATTGACGCTAAGCACATAGTACATTTAAGTTTAACAGAAGGTCTAGATCGTTTTTGGCCTTTTGGTCAATCTATCTTAGAAAACGTCTTTAAAGTTTATAAACAAAAAGAATTGTTAGAAGATGCGGTTCTAATCTATCGTGTACAGCGAGCACCTGAGCGTAGAGTATTTAAAATTGACGTTGGTAATATGCCTAGTCATATGGCTATGAGTTTTGTTGAACGTATTAAAAATGAAATTCATCAACGTAGAATACCTAGCTTGTATGGTGGGCAAAGTATTGTAGATGCTACATACAATCCTCTTTGTTTGGATTTAGAAACCAAGATACCTTTACTGGATGGACGAACATTAAAATTACAAGAGATAATTAATGAATTTGAAGCAGGTAAAGAGAACTGGGCATATAGTTGCGATCCACAAACAGGTAAAGTAGTGCCTGGTGTTATTAATTGGGCAGGTATTACTAGAAAGAATACCGAAGTAATTGAATTAACTTTTGATAATGGAAAAACTCTTGTTTGTACACCAGATCATAAAATTCCTGTATTTGGTAAAGGGTTTGTTGAAGCTAAGGATTTAACTGAAAATGATAGCTTGATAGCATTCAACACTAAAAATGTTCCTATATCTGGTGGTAAGACTAACGAGTACCAACAAGTTTTTGATCACGAGAGTAAAAAATGGATTTGGACTCACAGAATGGTAGGTGAGTTTTTTAGAGAGTTAGGCAAGCATCAAGAATTCAGTTATCTACCTGAAAACGCAATGAAGCCTAGGACTGTGATTCACCATAAAGATTCTAATAGATTTAATAACGATCCTATAAATCTTACTTATATGGAAAAAGAAGATCATATATTGTATCATGCAGCACAAAAGAAAGATTTTTGGATCACAATGAGTGACGAGTATCGTCAACAGATAACTTCTAAGATTTCTAACACTTTAAAAGAAAATTGGAAAAACTTGACCGAAGAAGAAAGATTAATTGGACTTTGGAATATTCGCCAAGCTCAACAAAAAGCTGTTTGGATGCGAACCAATGATGTTCAAGTTGCTGCTAATTATAAAGAACATATGCGAAAGGCAAGAAAAAAATATCTTGCTGAGAATCCAAAGGCTTTAGCACAAACTAAAGCTAATTGTGAATACAGAGTTAAGATTAAAAATCAACCTGTTAATTTAACTTTTGACATGTTGCAACGAGTATCTGAAATTGTAAAAAGTGGCAGTTTTACTAAGAATGAAGCATTGACCAAATGTGATACTGACACTAAGTTATTGAGTTTAGTTAAAGAAGCAAATTCTATCCCGCTTGACTATAAGAATGCCCAATGTAAAATAAACTTTGACAAATTTGGTTATAGTAAAATGGATCGTTTATTAACTAAATTTGGTTATAAAAATTGGAAACAATTTGTAAAAGAAATTAATAACTTTAATCATCGTGTAGTTAAAATCCGTAAAATTGCAAATAGAGACACCGGTACTATAACTATTGATGGATTGCACAAATGGCATGATTTCCATACTTTTGCCATAGATTCTGGTATATTTGTCAAGAATTCAATGAACGAAGATTACTTCTTTCCTGTAACCGCAGATGGTAGAGGGTCTTCGGTTGACTTATTACAAGGTGGTCAAAATCTAGGTGAAATTGACGATTTAAAATACTTTAACAATAGATTAGCACGTGGTCTACGTGTTCCAAGTTCATATTTACCAACTGGTCCTGATGACAGTGATAGACCAATGAGCGACGGTCGTGTTGGTACCGCTCTAATTCAAGAATATAGATTTAATCAATATTGCGAAAGATTGCAAAATTATATTGCAATGAAACTAGACCAAGAATTTAAACTATTCTTAAGATGGCGCGGATTTAACATTGATTCAGGTTTATTTAATTTACAGTTTAATCCTCCGCAAAACTTTGCATCTTATCGTCAAAGTGAATTAGATACTGCAAGAGTTACTGTTTTTGCTCAAATGGAAGCGCTACCATATATTTCAAAACGTTTTGCTTTAGAAAGATTCTTGGGCTTAAGTGAAGAAGAAATTAATAGAAACGAAAAAATGTGGCGTGAGGAAAATAATAAAGAAGAAGATGAAACACCAAAAGGTAATGATTTACGTAATATTGGTGTTTCAATTGGTGACATGGAAGGTGATGAGCAAACAGCAGCAGATATAGAGGAAGCACCACCTGAAGAAGCCGCAGGTGGTACACCTGCTTCACCTGAGGTAGTAGGCCCAGTTCAATCAGCAGGTGGTGCACCACAAGCTGGCGGCGTTGCACCTGGTTAACTAGATAAATAGATATTATGATACTACTAGAATTATTTGACCCGGCTGTACAAGGATTTCAGGATATTGAAGCTGACAATAGTAAACCTGTTTGGCGTACCTCTAGGAAAACTAAGCTTACACTAAAACAAATAAGAAAATTGAGAAGAATGTTAGATGTAAGATCCTATGAAAAAAGAACTTATTTGAAAAAAATTCAAAGTCAATATGGTCCTCAAGCTAGTGCTGAAGGCGCAGCACCAACATTATAAATCTTAGATAATTCTATTAAAAAGGGGCGTAAGCCCCTTTTTTGCTTATGTCTAGTGAAAATGTGAAAAATACGTACTTATAACGCACTTTTCTTAGCTATGCACTAAATAATTCTACGTAAGCCATTTCTATTCAGGAGAACAAATAATGGACCACAAGAAATTTGAAAAACTCATTGATCTTATTATCAATGAGAATGAAGAACAAGCCCGTGAATTATTTCACGATATCGTTGTAGAAAAATCCCGTGAAATCTACGAATCTATCATGGAACAAGAAATGATGGATGACATGGACGATGACATGGGTGGCCAAGTTGGCGATCTACTAGACGAAATCAACGTTGACGAAGCCGGCGGCGTTTACGAAGATGAAGAAGATGATGATTTAGATGACATGTTAGACAGTGATGACGAAGAAACAGAAGTCATTGACATTGAAGACGAAGGTGATGACGAGGATCATGATGAAGTTGAAGATGCTGTTATCCGTATTGAAGACAAGCTTGACCAGTTAATGGCTGAGTTTGAAGATATCATGGGCGGCGGCGATGATGAATCTGACTCTGAGTTTGATGATGATGCTGAAGAAGCAGGCAAAGATTTAACACGTGACATGGAACAAGATCGTGACGAAGAAGAGGCTATGATGGAAAACGTTCAACTACAAAAAGTTAGCGTTACCCATGGTGACAACGGCGTTCAAAAGCGTAGCACAGTAGATGCTAACTCTGGACAAGC